TGGAGGGGTAAAAGATATTATTATATATAATATAATTAAGCATAATAAAAGCCAGACCTTACCGGACTTCAATACCTGGCTGATCTGGCTTGTTAACTGCTACTTTATTCTGTTCAGGTACAAACGATTTTGCAATAACTACCCCTCCATGAGTTCCCGCGACCGTCGTTGATAATAACGTTACTGTAAGTTTTCCAGAAAGTCAAGCCAAAAATAAAAAAACATTTTCCTTGACAAAAATTAAAAACCTGTGCTATTAATATCTTAACAGCTTCGGCGGTGGGGCTGTTAACCCCTCGATTGTCGTTACGCCGCCACAAATAAGCATTTTAAAAGCCCTAGGAATTATCCCAGGGCTTTTTCTTATTGACAACTATATTTTTATATGCTATATTTATTATACCTAAAATTTAGGTGTGAATTGAAAAATATTTATTATTTAATGGAGATTGGACAACCAAAAAAGTTGTCCTTTTTTCATTCTACGTAATACAATTCTATTGGTTCCCCATTCTTAAATAAAATATGGCTTGCTCCCGAAAATGTAACTGTTGAGAAATTGATAGCTGCGTTTTCATCCCAAGAATAACCGTTTTCTTTGAAACTCTCGTCAGAAGAATTTTCAATCATATTTTCCACATAATCTTTTATGGGGTCTTCGTCATCTTCTGTCCATTCCTCCGAGTATTCACACTCAAATTGTTCTTTTTTTACTTCGTAGATTGGCTCTCCTGTTCCTTCGTTGTAGCTCTGCTCCATTGCAATTTCATGATAATATATTTTTTTCATGTTGTTTCCTCCTGATCTGCTCCCTGTCTGGGGCTTTGCTGTTCTTCTTTAACTGTCTTTATAATATCATAAGTGCATTATATTGTCAATAATATAAGTGCATTATTTTTTATATTTCTCCATTCTTTCAAGCTCTGCCGCTATTACTTCCTTTATAAATGTATTTGGCTTTTCGATTCCTAGCTTTTTCATTTTTTCTTTTGTACCAGCTGGAAATATTATATTTATACGGTCGTTCTTCTTCTCGTATTCTCTAACGGCTTTTCTTTGTGCTTCTGTTGTCTTTAATTCTTCCATATTGTAAGCCCTCCTTTTTATAATGATAATATCATAAGTGCATTATATTGTCAATAATATAAGTGCATTATACATAATGTACAATTAAGCGCCACTATATAAGTGCATTATTTAGTTATTATTCCATATTGTATAAGTGCATTATATGTGGTATTATAATATCAACAAAGGAACACAAGAGACAAACAACCAGAACCGCCCGAACCACTCAAGCCAATGAGGACATATGTAACGGCACCGATTAATTGAAAAATTCTAGTTCCCAGAAAATAAAAAAAGCCCGGCGATCTTCCAAACCAAACCGGGCACCAAACTAAAAAGAAAGGCAACCCCATTATAGCAGGGGTGATGGTGAAAAGCAATGACAAAATACAATTATCTGGAAGCAGTAAAAGAAGATGTTAAAAATTATATTGATAGTGAAATTAATTTCACAGACTTTGACAGCCTGGAAGAACTGGAAGAAAAATTAAATGATGAACTTTGGATAGAAGACAGCGTAACAGGCAATGCAAGCGGCTCTTATTATTGTAATGCTTACAAGGCAGAAGAAAGCATAGCGCACAACTGGGATCTGCTCGAAGAAGCTCTTGACGAGTTCGGACAGAATAACATAAATGTTATTGAAAAGGGTGCAGAATGGGCAGACGTAACAATCCGTTGTTACTTATTAGGGCTCGCAATTTCTGAAGTACTGGACGATCTCGAAGAAGATTTTGACGAAGCACACAAAGAAATGGAGGCTTAAACATGAAATATCATTACATAGCAATTTCAACACGCACAAACAATAAAAACTTTGCGTCTGTTCTTCGGGTCTCAAGCTCTGACAATTTATTATTTTCCTTGCAAGTCCCCGGCATTACTTCCGCAAATATTTGCAGCACGAAAAAAGAAGCGGAAAACGTTGTTGACTTCTGGAACAAGTGTTACAAGAAAAATAAAACTTATGGAGGGCTTTAAAATGGTAACAATCAAGAAAGCCACGCAAGCGCAGACAATCGCCGCCATAAAAAGCGGCGATTTCTCCACAGTTGATACAATCAACAGAAAAGCTGAAAAGGAAGCAATGGAAATCTTCAAGGCTGTTTCCGATGGAGCTATTAAATTGGCTTATTGGGATATGTCCCCGATAAAGCGCCGTGACGGTAAAAAGTCTGTAATGCGGTACGCACTGCACAGATCAACGAAAAAAGAAGACTGTTTACAACTCTCCTGTATGGAGCTTATCGGCGGCGAGATCATCCCCACAAGCGACAGACAATTTAATATTAAAGATGATTACGACCGCAGGGAATTTTTCCGCAGTCTTCCAGCTGTTACAAAAATGACTTTTAAATAATAGGGCGCGTCTTTTTATATCCTGGCTCCCAGGGTGAAGGGAAGAAAGATAAAAACATGAGTGATAAAATATTTAATAAATTAATAACACTTTCTGTTGATGAGCTAGACAATTACATAGAATTTTTAGAAAGTATTTATTCCCCGACTATTACTGGGAAAGAGATTGATAAAAAAACTATGGAATATTTAGGTATAACTGATTGATTTTTTACCGCTTTTTGGTTTCCAGACCGGCGACACGTTCACGGCGTGCAAACGGTTTTTTGGCATTCTGCCAGATGTACCTTGTAAATTTAATACTATAATCTAAACAATTAACGCGCTATTTTAGCCTTAAATGGCTTTTTATGCTGTTAATGGTGATTTATGCCACGTTTGCATTATAAGCCGTTTATGAGCCTTTAAAACGCTTTATAGTGTGTTGCATGGTTTATTGACTGTCTGCGGCTATGGGTGTATAATAGACTTGTATAGCTATGTTCGGCTATGCTTTATTTGCGTACCGTGTAAATGTGCGTATTATGTCCGCTTATGTGCGTAGCTTGTCCAGTCTTCCAGGTGATCTGTCGCAGTTGACCGGGCTATATAACAATTAGGGCTATACGAATATATTGCGATATGCTTGTGTAACGCCGTATTTGTCTTTTTAAGGCGTTTTATAATCGTAGTCAATAAAATATAGGATAAATACGTTACAAGCCATTTAAGAATTATTTCGCAAGAGTATTATTGTATTTTTAATCACTGCATTATATGCTGTTTGATGCTACGATCTATTATCTGTGGGCTTTTGGTTCTGATCTGCCAGGGCTACGGCTGACGGTCAGCTTTGTTGGTATTCAATTGTTCCCGGCAGATTCCCGGCTTCATCGGTTCGGCGTGGTATCGGTTCCCGGTGCTGTCCCTTGTTGGTTTGTAGCAACGGAAAAACCGCAGCTGTTAAAGGCTTCAATAGTTGCAACTAACTTGTGGATGATTCCTAAATTTTAACATTATTTTGTCAGCCAAAAATCAAGGAAATCCAGAAAAAAAGTGGCAACCAGAAAAATTCTCGCATTTTCTAGTTACCACTTAAATTTTAATTTTGCACAAATATATCTATAGTGTAAAGTTCTGAATGATTCAAAATTCACAATTTATTTAACTCTTCTTTCTTACGTGTTCCATATCTTCTGTGAGATGATTTCTCTAAACGTTCCGTCCTCTTCATTTGGGACTTGGAAAGTTTCTTCTTTCTCTGGTAATTATCAGTCGTTGTTCCCATTCGCGCCCTCCTTGTTAATCTTCTGGTTTCTAGTTTCAAAGTTTATAATTTCTGTATCTGTTTCCAGCTCTTCCGGGATTATTCCCACAATGATAACTCGCAGTGGCTTCAATCTGCGTTCCATTTCCTTGAAACCAACGCAAAATTCCAACCGTGCTGCCTTGCTCTTTACTCTTCCATTGGTGCAACATGCAACTGTGCTTCCCTCCGGCAGTCCATCAAAGCACCAGTCCAAACAGTATTCTGGTAATATGCTTACGTTCGGAATTACTGAAATATCATTCAAGATCATATAATGTGCCAACGCATGATTGCGGTATTTGTTCCACAAGCACATAGCCAACGGCATTCCATTCTTTCCAACCGATATGCTGAAATCTGGCATAATGACTGCATGAAAACATTTTAAATGCTCCATGTACTTGTCTGGCTGATTCCATAATCTTTGAAACTGTACATCGTCCACATAGAAATTTACATCCAGTTCCCGGTGGTTCTTAATCTTCCGGCTAAAGCTCTCCGCAAAGTCTACAGTATCTTTTCCAGGATGGATAAAAGTCTTTGGAATTTTCGGGATTTCGTACTTGCCATCGAGGTCTGCATCCGTGATTAAAAACTCTTTCATTACGTCATAAGCTGTATGTATCATTGATTCCACTCCCATTTTTTCTCTTATAGTGCTAAAAGGTACTTATATTTGAAAAATACCATATCTTGTGTCTTAATGCAAGTTTTCCTACTAAATATCTTGTGTTGTTCTGAATGTAGAGTTAAAATCATATCGTCAGAACGGCGCAAGGGAAACCCCCATTTTTCAATGCTTCCAGACCTCAATTGAAATGTTAGTGTTGCACATGTAGCCGCCAACGGTTCCACGGTAATTTTTTCAAAAAGTTCATTGACAATCTGCCTGTTAATGTCTTTTGGATTAACGCCCTTAAACTTTTCTAGCTGTTCTTTAATAGCACTTAATTGTATTTCTACTGGCTCTGGACTTTTTGTATTTTGGATTTCTAGAATATGGCTCTCAATCTGCTTTATCTGCTTCACGTATTCTTTATTTCTTGAAATAAATTCATCATCAGATATTTTTCCATCCAGATTATATTCCAGTATTTTTTCACGTTTTTGTTTTAACAGATCAATCTGTTTTTCAAGTCGTGAGATTTCGTTTTTATTGTCTGGAATGTTTTTGATCGAGGACTGCAAAATTTCAAAATATTCCTCCAAAATGCTATCAATGTTTTCAGAAGATTTATTTATTAATTCTGCGATTACTTCTTTCAGTTCTGATTCTGCCAGTCCAAATGAATCACATGAATCTGCTCCGTTTTTTATCTTATAACTACATACCCATCGAACATCTTCTTTTCCTCGAATATAATGTTGCTTCATCCAGTATGGAGCTCCGTCATTTGCGCAGAAAAGTTTTCCAGTGAAAATATTTTCGTTTTTAAAAGAGGTTCTTCTTGATTTTATAGCTTCTCCACGCTCTCTTAAATATGCGTTTGCCTTTTCCCAGGTAGTTTCATCAATGATCTGCGGTACTCTGGAACCATCATCCTTAAACATTATCCATTCTGACTGCGGAAGAAATTCTTGTTTCTTGGTGAACATATCGACAACCTTTACTTTTCCTCCACAATAGTATCCTTTGTATTTTGGATTCCGAATAATATTTTTTATGACATCTCTACTGATCTTACCGCCTTTGAAACTTCTATATCCCATATTCCATAGTTTTTTTTCGATTCTTGGTGTAGACATTCCAGAAGCATAGTCTCGAAAGACCATTCGAACCATATCTGCTTCTTCCGGGATTAGCTCAAGTTTTCCTTGATGATTTGAGTATCCATACATTCTGTGCCCAAGTACAACACCGTTTTTAATTGACTGTGCATGGCCGAATTTTATTCTTGAAGATAATTTTCTGATTTCGTCCTGTGCTACTCCAGCCATAATTGTTAGCCTAAGTTCACTATCTTCATCAATGGTATTGATTCCGTCATTTTGGAACCACACGCATACGCCGTAAGACAACAATTCCCTGGTATATTGGATGCTGTCAAGAGTGTTTCGCGCAAATCTCGAAATTTCTTTCGTAATAATCATGTCAATTTTTCCGAGCTTTGCATCTCTGAGCATTCTTTGGAATTCTTCTCTTTTATCTGCGTGCATTCCGGAAATACCATCATCAATGTAAGAACCTGCAAACTTCCATCTGTTGTTAGAATGTATCAGTTCTTCGAAATGTTCCTCCTGGTGTTTAATGGATGCTTGCTGTTCAACTTTTTCCGTAGAAACCCTAGCGTAATAAGCAACATTCAGTTCAATGTCGTAAATAGAACAACTCCTTAATTTTTCTCTGACATAATAAATATTCATAGTGCATTTCTCCCTCAATATACAGGGAGTGGAATCATATAAAGTATAACACTTCACATAACTCCACTCAATACATTTTGTTACTTTCTAATGCTGATTTCAGCTTTAATTTTATCTCTTGTTTTCTCATCTATCAGACCAAGTGAGAACATTCTTTCGTTTATGGCATACAATATAGCTTTTTCCATTAATTGTCCCTCCATATAATTATCTCGTTTTAAGTGCTGTTTTTCTTTATCTTTTGTATGCCCTATAATTTCTACCATTATTCTCTTTTGAACGATTCTGCACTATTTTAAATACACAATTATCACGTTTTACAACAAATCAAAGATATTGAGTTGCCCATCAATCTGAGATTCTTCCAGATTGTAAAATTTGCAAGCTATATAATCTGGATTCCAATCAATTTCCAGTTCGTATTGCAGGCACTGCGGATGCTTTCCATCACGGAAGAATCTGCAATCTGAACAGGTATGCTGATAAGCTGTACCACCAGACCGCTTATACATTTCGCTTATCTTCCTCATAGAATCACTCGCTTTACTCTTGAATTTCCTCTCGCTTTCTTTTTGAAGATACCATTTTTAACACAATCCCTCGGATCACATCCTCTGCTATGCTCTTCGATCAAGATATAATCACAGGTTGCATTTGTACTCCATGCATTTTCGCTTTTGCTGTAATAGTCGCATTTCGAGCATTGTCTCCGCTTTAATCCTATAATTTCAGTGCTTTTTAATTCTCTCCATGGTTTTCTATCTGGCAATTTTCCGCACCTCCCAATCTGGCAGAATCTATAATTTTTAAAAGGTCTGGACTTAGTTTTCTTCGTTCTTGTTCTCTTTGCACTTCTGCCCGGTAAGTCCTTTGGAAATTAGACTGAACTACACTCCACCATGTGCCATCTACATTCCCTGATTTCGCCCATTCTTCTAACTGCCCCGGACTTGATACTGCTTTCTGAACTATTTCTGGAAGTTTAGAAAATTCTTCTTCCGCATGGTATATAGAGTTCCAAATTGCCCTTGATACCAGATTCCAAGCTTCTGTTTCGTTCAGTTCGTCAGACTGTGGCGCAAGGCTTTGTGCGCATTTCCTTAATGCTGCTATTGATGGCTCTTTCCATTCAGTCTGCATATATTTCTTTAATCCGAAACTTAAAAGCTTGTAATCTAGGTCTTTAAGGAGACCATACCAAGTATCAAAAGCATATTGATCTGGAAGAAACGATGGAGAAGTGTACACAGCTTTCATTGCTTTTACCAGTACCGCCCATTCTTCCCTTGTCATACCCAATTGTCCACCTCACTTACCCTGTTTTGGATTTTCTCCATGTAGCTGCACGGTCTATTCGTAGACTTGTCTGCGTATTGCCCTTCAAATACTTTTGCGAAATTTCCAGGCTTCAAGAACCAATCAAACGTAACCATCCAGCCATTTTTATTTTGCCCTTGTAGGAATGTGCTGCGTCGAATATTTTCAATCGCTTCCAGAATATCTTCAACACAGTTCTGACGGATTCTAGCTTTCACTGCCTGTTCTCGTTTTGGTGTCATTCTTTTTACAGGAGTAATGCCGAATTCTTCCAGAGTATTCCATTCATCAATGGTTCGTTGGACGTCAGCCTGACGAATAGTATCTTTAGATACTATTAAATCATTCTCTTCTTCTATTTCTTTTTCTTTATTATCTAATTCTTTTTTATCTAGTTCTTTATTATATACTTCTGCCGAGCTAACGTTAGTTTTACTGTTAGCTTTACCGTAAAGTTTACTGTTAGTTTTACACTCTATTTTGTCTTTCTGCTTTTTTCGATATTCTTGCATATAATTTCGCATATATTGGCTTTTTTGCTCAATTTTATCGAGATTTTGATATTTTCCCCAGTTCGGAATTGTGTAAACGCCGGAAACAATTTCGATCATTCCGTAGTTCTCAAATGTTTTTAACGCTAATCGAACTGTGTTAATATCTCTCTTGAATACTGTCGCTAACATTTCATCAGTATATGCAATCTTATCGTTTAGGATAAAAACACCGCTGTTGTTATTTTTTCCGGCTAAGCACAACAATTTAAACCAGATTACGATAATGCTATCCGCACTTGGCAAATTTTCAATTAGCATTATTTTTTCATCATCAAAAATGTCTGAACATATTTTTATCCATTTTACATCGCTTGCCAATTTTGAAATTCCTTTCTCCAATCTCTGGATTTTTCAAAAGTGTTTATTTTAATCTAACTTCAATTCCATTAATTTTCAGCTCTCCATTTACCGGAATTACAAGAAATGGAACGCCGTTTATTTCTTTCAGTTCAAGTAGAGCAATTTTATCTGGCTGGATGCAGATTGTTGCATCTGGTGTTGCAATTTTTGCAGTTTTTGAATTGTGGATATTATCAAGAGCAACAAGCTCATTGCTGAAATACATTTCCCAGTTTTCTTTGAAATCTGATAATTTCTCGTCTGAAATTCCGCAATATCCAAAAATCTGTTCCATTTCATCACATGATACAGTTATCATCTCCGGGCTGTCTTTCTTCTGTTCTCTTACTTCCTGTAATGATTCAATCAGACTTTCCGTGAAATTGAATGTTGTATTTCCTTCGAAATTGTCCATGATAAAATCTGAAAAGACATTGATCTCATTGCCGGGTATACGTGGAATTGGTGTGCCAAGAACATTTTCGATGAAGTCTTGATGAATATTCTTTATGTTTTTGTTGAAATACAAAGTTCCATGAATATCAGTGCTTCTGTCATTGAATACAGGGAATAAGAATCCTGTTTCTGGTCTTGAGACTACCCAATCACGAATTCTGTCTTTGATGTTATTTTCAGCCACATCATAGCTAAGCCCAGCCTTTGAAAGATTTACCGGACAAATGCTGCACAGAATGTGTTCATAAATTTCTTCTGATGCATCGTGCATTTCGGTTCCATCAGAAGCTTTTCCGGGAATGTCATATACTGCATGAATGAGAACTATGTAGTAATTTTCGTTATAATCGTAATTTTCAATCACTTTGTCGTATAACTCGTCCAAAAGCTCATCATCTTTAAGTTTACTTGCTCTGATCCGCATAAGAAATTCCTGTGTTCCACCCTCTTTTTCCTGTGCTAATGGAAAATCAAAGTTCATAAGGTTCTTTCCAAGTCTGCCAGACATGGTTTTCTTGAAAATGTCAAAATACTTAAACATTTCTTCCTCTGGAAGGGAAAGGAAAGCTTCTTTAATTTTGGTTTTCTTATTTTTTTCTGCATCCACATAGCAACCACAAATGCGTGTAATAGAACAATTTGCCGGTGTAAACTGTTTCTTGATCTCTGCGATTTCTTTCTTATTCATGATTAATCCTCCCATTTTAATTTTTGTCAAATAAATCAAATTATATGAGTTTTATGTGCTATTTCTTGATTACCTTCATGTTTTTATTCCAACTTCCAGAAATTGTTCCGTCTGGGTGAATTATAAATTCTCTACAAACACTATTATCTTCCGCTTTCTCTATTTCGCTAAGCATTTTCATGTTCGAATAGCTAAAGGTGATTAAAGTATCTTTGTATTTCCATATTTCATACACATAATAATCTTGAATTGTTTGCTCGATAAATTCAAAATGATTGTATGCGTATTCAAGTATTTTGTTATATAATTCTTCTTTTTCATCGTATTTAATTCCGATTTTTTCACTTAGCTTCATAAGTTTTCTGAATGATAAATCATCTGCAAAAGAGTATGCATCAATCATATTTAATACATCTTCGATTGTGTTCGCGTCGCACAATACGCATTGTAATCTCATTTTGGTCTTTAATAATTTGCCTTTAATACGTTCCAGATCAACCAAAGATGGCATACATGTTCCAAAAATTTCATTATTTTTCTTATCGGAAATAGCATGTCTGCTAATGTCTACAAAATCAAACAGTCCATCAATTTCTTTAATATGATTTTCTAAGTATTTCCCATTTGTATTAATCGTCAAAAATTTAATATCGTGTTTTCCTAAAACTTCACACAATTTAGTAAATTTTTCAAATAGCAGTGGCTCTCCACCTGTTACAGATACGGAATACAATATTCCTTCTTTTTCCATTTCTGAAAGCATTTCATCAACTTGTATTATAAAATACTCTGCATTCTCGCAACGTTCTGCGTTTTGTTCGACACAGAATGAACATTTGGCATTGCACTTATCTGTTATTTTCAAATGCAAGTGCCATAACCATTCGTTCTTTTCTACTAAAATCCGATGACCAAATAAGTTGACTTCCATCTTGCCATCATAATTTATTGGTAATCTTTCGACATTGCACTTGTGAATGTAATCTCTTATGCTTTTATTTTGTACAAACATTAATATCACCAATCCTTTCTGCTTCTCTCGCCTGTTTCTTCTCAATCCACTTATTAATTTTATCTTCGGAAATCATATACATTTGCTTTAACATTTCGATGCAGATCAACACATCTGCAATTTCTTCTATCATGTTATCACGGTTGATTTTTCCACGTTTTGCCTTACTGATTGCTTGGATAAGTTCTGCGCATTCTTCCATGCAGACTGTGCTTTGATTATTTTTTCCATAGTGCTGAATGCTATCTGCGATAATGCCTTTATCAATCTTTATCCCTGTGATTAATCCGGCAAGAGCCTTTGCACCGGAATCACACGCCCATGCTTCTTTTAGATATTTCTTCTGCCATTCATCTTTGATTTCTGAATCTCCCAAGAAACATAAATGCTGATCTCTCATATCAGATAAGATATCTTTTGCCTCTTTATTGTCCACTTTTTCACCTTCCATCCCATAATTTTCCACAAATAATACATTTGTACACCCATCCTCTTCTGTGATGATTGTATATAATCCATTGATGTCTGTGCAATAATATTATTCCTCCCTTACCATCTTCAATTTAATTCCAGGAACACTAGGATAGCTAATTCCAAATTCTTCTTTTCCATCCATCTGATTTAAGAACCATTCAAACACGGCACCTATTGCCATATCGGTTACGTCTTTTCTCTCACCTACCCATAAACCTTTTTCTTCGTTTACATTTCCATAGTAAATGATATTTGTAACAGGGGTAACACCCATTGTTTTGATAGTTTTACTTGCCATTCTTCATCCCCTCCAATTCCACTTATACAATATTTTTCTCATCCAATGCTGCTTTTTCAACAGCTTTCAGATAATCAATTTGCCGCTGAATGTAAGGATCGGTTTCTTTCCCGCCGGATGCAAGCCAATCAGAGATTCTACTTTTTACATCCTGTAAAACCGATATAGGAATCAGTCTAGTATTAATGGTATTCAGTACTTTAATCATTAGCTTTCATCTTCTCTAACTTCTTCTCAGCTTCCTCGTGGGTGAGAAATACAGTTTCTCCAATAGAATGTGCCATAACAAAACCGAACTCAGTTTCTTTTATATGGTATGATTTCTTTTCATATTCACATGGAATATCTTCTTTACATTTCCACTTTTGATCGCTTTTACAGTCATAATCATAAATACAATCAAAAATCGTACTTAACGTATATACTGTAGTTCCTAATGGTACTGGTAATTTCATTAATAATCCATGTTCTTCTGCTTCTTCGTAAGCTGCCAATCTGTCAGCTGCAACATATCCATCCTCACCTTCAAAGTATGTCTCTCCACATGTGATGATTGCTTTTTGCCCGAAATCATCAACATATCGCTTTGTTAATCTCTCCATCTACTTCACCTCTTTTACTTTTTGATATATAATTGCCATATTGAAATCACTTCTAATGAACCTTAATGTCAGTTTATGATTTACAGCATTTCCAAGTTGATCGTAAATCCAGTACATATCCCCTTGGTCAAAGTTTGTACCCAGATATCTGTTAAGGCTTGATATCAGTTGTTCTCTCCATTCATTATTTCTTTTGTGCGAACTGTACGGCTCTCCTTTTGCCATTGGCCTTGAACACCATTCAAGTAGCTTGCAGATAATATCTTCTTTATCGGTACAATTCTTTGCTGTGAAATATACGTTTCCTTTTTCGGAAAGAATTATTTCCACAAATCTGTTTATGTAGCTCCCGGGGAAGCATTCCATAAGACCGAAAATTTCATCAGTCATCTACTTCACCTCTTCTAATTGACTTTCTACGGTATCTGCAAGTAATAGCATTGAGTCAATGACTTTGTCTGTTAAGCACATTTTATATTTGTTGTTAGCAAAATACTTAACGTGAGCTATTGCTTCCTTAATCTTTTCTTTACACGCAACAATCTCAGATGCTTCAAATAATGGTATATCATCACTGGAGTAAGTTACTATATCATCGTAAAAATTTAATAAATTAGGAGTCGGAATATTAATTGCGTTTAAACGTTTTTCTCCTGGCCACTTAAAACCCTGTAATTTTGCAATTTTCAAAATGCTTAAATACTCTTCCTGTGTCTTTACAAACACGCTTTTTCCTGTTAAATTAATCATCAGAATTTCCTCCTGTAATCTCATCAATACACTGATTCCAGCCCTCCGCAAAGCCAGCATCAGATGTATTGGCTGGATAATCTCCATTGTCTTTCTCGGGCAAGTCCATAAGTGGACACCAATCAGGTCTTGATTTGCTTTCACAATCATAATGTTCTTCTGTCATCAGAATTACATCATAATTTAAACAGTCAGCTAATTCACAATGTCCATCATATTCAAGATTTCCACAATATTCAGTTCCAAACGGACAGTCATAACAATTTTCTGGTGTATCAATCACTAATACTGATTTACTCATTCAACTCCACCGCCTTTCACAATTTCTATCGCCCTGCTCAGTCCAGCATTGTATCCTTGATGCACATCAGATAAGATACATTCTGATTCAATGAATTTATCTCTTTTCAACTCACCAACAACCTTGTCCACATCAAAAGCTGTCGGCTGTTCGTCAACAGCTTCACATATAATTTCCGGGCTAAATGTTTCTCTCCCTGTGTTTAAAGAACTATTAATTGCTTCTTTCAGTTTATCTGCATTAATCAACCTCATAATCCTCACACTCCTCCGCATATTCATAACTGTCCATATCATCGCATCTGCACTGGCAGGAATCCTGATTGGTACAGTAGATGCAACACTCTGTTTCGCCGTCCGGACAGTCTAACTTACATTTTCCCATTAATCCAGTCGCCTTCCTTTTCAAAATAAATGTATCTGCTGTTTTTCTTGACCGGCTCTGATGTATCAATGCCACACTTTATCAGCAGACCTTTCCAAGATTTAAACTCTTTTAACATGATCTTGAATCTGGTGTAGGTCTTGCCGTCCTTTTTGAAAATTGATATTTCCATGTTCAGTCCTCCTTATATGGTTCTGGATAATCCATCCATGCAACTACTGTTCCGCCTAAAACTTTTTTATCCGTTCTCCAAATTCCATCAGTAGTATGCACCTGTTCTACCAATACTGTTCCATCGTCAAATACAACTGTAGCAATCACATATTTAGATGTTTTTTCGAACATTCCTCTTTTCCAGTTATCTGTCCCTTTGAATTTTGCAAATATAGAATCATGTTCTTCCGGTAATCTCTCACTGACTGGAATCCATCCGTTTTCTTTCTCATCCTGTTCCAGATCATTCAAAAGAGTATTTACAATATTCAGTGTGCTCCCTGGAAGCCCATGCTTATACTGTGATTTATTTTCTATCTCAGTTTTGTACTGCTCTAATCTGGTTCGTACTCTGCTCATGCTTTCACCTCCTCATAAGTTTCTCTGAATATATCTGGCTTACACGGATAAAATTCACCGTGTACACCACGGATGATATAATCACCAATATTTGCCAGATGTTCACCCTCTAGCGTCTTGATTACTAATCCACCCGGAACCTTCCGATGGTCAATATAGAAATTCTTACCTTCTGCCGGAATGTACTGGTCCGTACACTGATAGTCCGTCAGAAAATCGAACATTTCTCGATAATTTGTACCGCGTCAATTACAACTGGCTTCTTTCTGTACTTCATACTTCCACCTCGCTATCCTCTGGCATCTGAAAGACCATATTCTTTTTAAAACTTTTTACAAGTTCTTCGAAACCATTGACGCGAATATCGTTTAATTCCGCAATTACTCGATGTCCTGTAAATCCTGTCAAAAAAGTACAAGTAATTTTGTATTCTTCATAGGCTTCCTGAATCATATCCAGTACTTTCATGACTTTTGCTTTGGTGGAATATGTTCCTAAAATAAAATATCCTCCACTTCTCTGTGCATCCTGCAAACTCCAACATATAACATTCAATGAATCTGGGAGCTTTAGATTGACTACAATGTTTTCAAACTTTACCAGCGCTGTTTTATCCTGACTTCTGATTAACATTTTGTGTCCTCCTTATCTTTCTCGCAGAATCCTCTGTGTTCATGCACTGAATACTCGATTCCACAACTCTGTTTCATGTATGTGAGTTTTTCTCCTGTCAGTTCGCATTTATGTTTTTTTCGTTCAGATGCTTACAGATCCCGTCACAGTAGCTCATTTTTCGCCCTCCTTATTCGATAAAATTTGTTCCGCACTGGCAATGATAACTAATGTGTCCGTTATTACTTACTTACATTTGCCATTACCTTTCTACCACATGAAAAACACGTTACCTCTTTTGTCAGCGGCTTTTCGTATTCTTCTACTTCTTTATCTTGAATAAACCTCTGACCGCACCAGTGGCACTGCTTAGTGCTGTACGGCATCTCTCCACAAATAGGACATTCTGGAATTATTCCGTAACCATCATTTATGATTGGGAGTTTTATCGGCTCTCGCTTTGAATAGATATTCCAGAGTTCTTTTCTGCGGTTTTCTCCGTCTTGCTCTATTAAAGCCTTGTACTTCTCTTCCTCTTCTTTGTCCCAGTAAATGACACAGGCTTTGTCTTCTGGTGAAATGTCTTTGGTGTACGGCTGTGTCGTGCAATGATAGCCTGTTTCGCCCTTCCTTTTTCTTAACTGACATCTCATGCAGCCACCGCATTTTTTATCCATTAATTCTTCTGGATAAATGCTTGTGCTGGAACGTCTTTCTCTTTCTGGCATTCCGTCACTGAATTTAATTTCACTCATTATTTACCCTCCTTTTTCAACATCGGAAATAGCCATCCGGTCTTTTCGTTCAATGCAATTCAATAAAAATTTAGCTCTGATAATTGGTACTCTTTATTGCATCTTTCACAGGTGAATCCTTTCGTTTTACTGTATTGCCCTATAATTCCACCGCATCCACATCTACAGTGTTTATAATCTATTTCCATCCTCACTTACGCTCCAAATCTTCTGACCAATTCTTTATTCAAAACTGGAATCCGTACATCTGTTTCAGATTCCAACTCTTCAACCATGCTCATAAAACTTCTTTCTCCACGGTTCGCTTGTCCCACAAACTCATTTGCACAATTGATTACGTCTAAAAGCCTTTTGGTTGAAAATCCATGCAGTTTTCTTAATGCCAGCATCATAGTTACGGAATTGATCGTATTCGCCCAGTCATCACCAGCATTGAATCCATCGTTATAGGCTTGATCTTGCATGATTTCCAACTCTTTACGTGAGTTCTGCATGGCTCTGGCAAATGCCTGTGACATTTGATTATCGCATTCCAACACCCTATTTTTCTTTGGTGCTTTCATCTTTAATTTGCTTCCCATATTTTTTCCTTTCGTATCTGTATTCCGTCAAACGGTATGCTCTTGATACTCCCGGATGTTCTGTGGCAATTAGAGAATCCATCTCCAATTGCCGCATATGTCTCTGGACGGTACACTTTGTAAGGTCTGTTCCATCCATGATTTCTTCGTAAGAAGGCATATATCCGTGTTTCTCAAAATACTTCACCAAAAATCTGTAAATATCATTTCTGGCAGATTGTCCCTCATTATATTTCCTCTGACGGTAATTCATAGGCAAAACGGATTTTTTTCCGCAGTATTACTTTTTTCTGCACGCATTTTATTTAATCTTTCTGCAGCTTTCTTTTTCGCTTCATCAGAATATTTTCTTGGTGGATTGATTTTAATGTAGGAATACGGCAAGTGAGCGAAAATAGATCCATCATTATTTCTGGCAAGAATTTTCACATCATCTGGAAATTCCTTTTCTAATTCCTCACACCTGTTCTTCCAGGAACTTCCGTTCTTAGCAGTAAGCCCTACATAATCTCTTCCTGGAATCCACTCAATTACGCATTCGTTTGTGTTTTCTGACACAAAACTCACCTCTATTCATTTTTTATTTTTTATCTTTGGAATTTAGCCAGTAGAACTACTGGTGTGTTAGAATCAGTGATAATTTTCTTCGTTGAGTAAGTCGTTGAATTTTTCCAACGCCTTAATAGATACTTTGTTATTTGCTTTTTCTGGTCTGATTGATACATTTAAGTGAATATCAATGATGTGTTTTAGTTCTCTTGCAAGGGTTATTTTCCCCTGTTGGATTCCATCTCTATATCCTTTTGCCGGACGAAATTCATTGATTTTTTCTTTCCCTTCCCCTTGGCTCCCAGAGGTTTTATTATATCTGCATTGATATCCTTTTTTAGTGTACTCTAATATCCAGTATTGTTCCATTTTATCAAGCTGGTCGACAGGATAATGGATAAAATTTATTTTCCACCCAAAAGGATTTTCTTCACTGTAAAATCCTCTTTTCTTTATTGATAAATCAATGTGCTGATACCCAGTAAGATGTGAACACATCCTCTGAATTATATGTACTGCCTGACCTATATAAAAGTATGGGATTTCATTTTCATCAGTTCTGGTTAAAAAATATATTCCGCTCCCATCGTCAAGTTTCGGGTTGATCTTCATGAGTCTTTTTCGGTTCGTTGCTTCAATAGCTTTTGCCTGCCTAAGCTTTTTATAATCCAACCGGCATCACCCCTTTTCAATCTGCTTCACAAGGAATTTTTAATTTCTCTGCAATTGCCTTGATTACCGAAACAGTAACGCCGTTTCCTGCCTGTTTGTATAACTGGCTGTCAGAATTAACAAACTGAGCCTTTTCAAAATAATCATCCGACCAACCTTGCAGCCGAAAACATTCTTTCGGTGTCAGCTTCCGAATTGCTATGTAACACTGATATTTTTCGTACCACACTGCATATACCGTTAATTCTTCCGATACCTGCACAAATATTCCTTGATTGCAACTCGTGTCGAGTGTGTCGGCAACTTCTTTTCCATATTCTGTGCGAACGTTACGCAATACTCCGATCGGATCAATTGCGACCCCGTGTCTATCCTGAGATGTTAATGTGAACATTGGTTCACCATTTTCTTTGAATCTTCTTCCATTCTGACGTTTTTCTATACGATCTGGTGTCAATACTGGAATTGCAACTCTTTGTGCGTCCTTATAATCTCTTGCCATTAATGTACTTCCACATCCACTTGTGTCATGAATTGCCTCGTGTTGATGCCTGTAATCCTTGTTCATGATTTTTACAGCAACACTACTCTTGTCGGTCCTTAAGTTGGAAACTCCGTTATCGTATCTGGCTTTCAAGCATCTTGCTATGTCTGTTGACTTCGATTCTTGATAGCTCAAATCTATGAAACACGGCAAAGCTACGTGATGTCCTCGCCCACCGCCTTGACCCGTATCAAGAGTTTCAGTTATTCCGTCAGGTGAAAATACTTGTGTATTTCTTCTATATCCGTCTTTATGTGCAATTATTTGAACACTATTTTCTCCGTCTGTTCCTTCGATAGGAAATATTTTTGAGGTACTTCTCCCTCTAAGATGTCCGACAATGAAGCACCTTTCTCTGTTTTGTGGGACTCCAAAATCTTTGGAGTTGAGCACTTGCCATTCTGCATCATACCCCTCCCGATCCATTTCAATGAGCAGTCTGGCGAAATCCCATCCTCCATTAACACTAAGCAAATTCTTAACGTTCTCAATGAAAAGGTAAGTGGGTTTATTTTCTTCTTCGAGCTGTCCGACAAGGTACATAACTCTGAAAAACAGGCTTGAACGGTTTCCTTGAAATCCGACTTGTTTTCCTGCAACGGATATGTCCTGACATGGGAATCCAAAGCACCAACAGTCTGCTTTTGGAATGTCTCCGGCATACACTCTTCGAATGTCATTTGCATACCATTCTCCATTTCTGTATTCCTCCTTTAGTATTTCTTTTTGTCGTTGTTTCAGTGGCATTTTGTCCAGGAACTCTCTCTGATTTGGCGTGAGTAAGTGCATTGAGATGTAACTTGCGGTTGCAAATTTATCAAACTCGCAAAAGCCAATACACTCATGTCCCGCCAATTCCATTCCTCTTCGGAACCCTCCGATGCCTGCGAAAAAATCTATAAATTTCATTTTCATCTCCTAACTAAACGGAAATTCATCTTCCATACCGCCTAAATCCGGCACATCCATGAAACTAGGTTCTGGCGGTGGTACTGGTCGTGTATCTGCTTCCTGTGTCTGTGGTGACTGGCTTTTTCTTTCTGCAAATTCATGTTCTGCAATAAGGCAATCATTTGAGTAGACTTTTTCACCGTTTTTATTCGTATAGTTTCCAGTCTGCCATTCTCCACGCACATTTACTTTCGTGCCTTTTTTAAGATATTTCTCTGCGAATTCTGCATTTTTTCCAAGACATACGCAAGTGATAAAGTCAGATTTTCTTTCTGTATTCTTTTTCACTCTTCTCTCGACAGCCAAAATATATCTTGCAATTTTTGTGTCATTCGTTCCCATTCTGATATCTGGATCAGCAGTTAATCTTCCAGAAAGAATAACAATATTCGCAATTTATCACCTCGCAATCTGAATGTCGCATCTAATAAGTGCGTGTTTGATTTTCTTTGTATTCCCTGTTATAACTTCTTCTTTCCCGATAACAAAGGAAATATCATCTTCTGTTACGCTGAATCCTTTTGTTTTGATATGCTCAACAAGGATTTCTTTGATTTCCTCTGCACAAATTCCGATTGTTATTTCCAATGGTGTTACCTCCCTGGTTTGTAAGCTGGTAGCATTGGTTGCCATGCAATGACTGGGTAATATGCAATTCCGTGTTCTTTTACCATGCCCCATCTTCCATCGCCTAAATATGTAAGGTTTGTTGGTAACTCAGCGTCTTTTATGGTAACGTTGTATTTTATCCTATCTTCTGGACTTTCTCTCACATCTGGCTCTGGAGGTAACTTCACATTTGTTGGAATCCACATATCCGCAGGACTATAGGAACAGATCAGTTCTTCAACCTTCTTGATTGCATCATTCCATCCTTTGTCGTACTTACATTCCTGTTCGGAAAGTTCTGGCTTTTTCAGTTTATCAAGTGTTTTTAAGAATATTTTCATTAATAATCATTCTCCTTTCAATCATTCAGTCGAATTGTTTTCCTTATCATCTTCAACTGCTTTCCAAATACAATCCATAACAGATGCATAATCAAGCAGTATTTCCCTTTCTCTGATGTTTCTTCCGTCTTTTTCATGCCAATCTCTCACTATATAAAGTTCGGCATTTGCAGAAAGAATATCTGTTTTCATGTCCCAGTATTTAATATGAATTTCATAAGCTGCATTTGCAGAAATTGGATTTACATAAATTCCTTTTGTTACTTCTTTCCAATCTTTCAAACCAATTGTTGCCATCTATTTCTCCTTTCAAAACGGACATAAGTCCAAGTTAATTTCCAGTCCAGGTCTTGCAATCTGAACCAGCGCATCATCCCAAACCACCGCTTCTTTAATCTCTTTCAAAATCTGTTCCGGGTCAGCTGCTTCATTACTTAAATGCACCAATGTTACCGTCCGTAATGCTGCCGTATGGTTCGTATTTACCAAGCTTTTGCAAGTATCTAAGGAACAATGCCCTTTAAGCCTGTGCGTGTAATTTTCAGCTGTTTTGTCAACCAATTCTCCACAATAGTTACATTCAATAACTAAGTGGTTCAATCGTATTGCCTTGAAGTTGTACTTGCAGTATTCAAAGTCAGTCATGTACAACAACTTTCCCATTTCTTCATGCTCCACGATATACCCATAATTGAAACATGGAATAAGTTGCCCTGTGTCCTTATCCCTTGTAGTATGTGGCAAATAAAATGGTATTACCGTAAATGAACCAACCCGAAACGGTCTTTTTTCTGGAACGCCTTTCATTAGCTCACCAGTGATGATTTGCAGATGTTCCACGGTTTCATCATTGGTGTAAATCTGAATACCTAAATTCATCAGATTTTTAAAAGATTCACGGTGATCACCGTGTTCATGCGTTAGAAGCACACCAGAAACATCACTTGCTCTATAATCAATAGCTTTTAAAATATCTTTGTATCTGCATCCGCAGTCCAGAAGAAGTATTTCTCCTGTGTTTGATTTCAGAACATAGCAGTTTCCATGGGTACTTCCTGTGTTTACTACTCGCATGAACATTTTTCATCACCTCTTTTCATTCTTTTCTTAACATCCAAATCCATGCTGTGGCATAATTTAATACAATTCCCATGCAGCATATTGTTTTTACACGCATTATATTTTTCTTGAAATTTTTCTTCTGTCATTTCGCCATTATTCACATCTCTAATCCAATTTCGAATCTTCCTGTGTGTTTTTCTTTTTTTATCTCCTCGAAGTTTTCTAATATATTTCCCATCGGAGGTTACATAATGGTGAAAGCCAAGATAGCACAATCCCATTCTAAATGGCACAATCTGTGATTTAGTATTCAATTGTATTTTAAGGCTTTCGGTCATAATCCGGATAGCTTCAAGTATTTCTCTGGCTTCTTCTTTACTTTTACAAATCACATAGAAATCATCATTATACCTTCCGTAATGCTGTATTCCGTATTCAATTGTTATCATTTGATCCAACGAATGCAGTAACAGTAAAGCGTATTTCTGATTAACTTGATTTCCAAGTGGAAGTCCTGGATTTTCGGCGCTGTCAATAAATAGATGATTTAACCATACTGTAAATTCATCATCAAAATAGTAATCCACCACGTCTTTCATGATTTCATGATCTATGCTGTAAAAATATTTACGAATATCGCATTTTACAATCCAGCCATTTAAACCATTTTTACTGTAAAATTCCAACATATGATCTCGCAGACCATCCATTGCCATATAATGACCTTTTCCGATTTGTCCTGCTGTGTTCCATTTTATAAAAATATTATTTAATTTCGGCGTAAGAATGTAGTCTGAAAAGCATCTCTGTACCGTCTTGCCTTTGAAAGAACACGATTCTATGATGCGTTCTTTCGGCTCATATATTTTGAATTTATTATACGGTGCTATGGAATACGTTTGATTTTCCAATTGTTCCTTCAATGTTTGGATTCCTTCCAACGCCATAATAGAAAACCTGGCAGTGCCGGAATTGAATTTCTTATCTGCCTTAACTCGTTTGTAAGATGAATACAAGTTTTCAAAATTTGCCACAATTTCTTTATCCATTTATTTTGTTCCTTTATATTTATCCATTGCGGAAAGGTTATGCATTTGCTTGTATCTATTCGGATTTCAGCTTTCTGCTTACTCTGTCTGCCTGTGATACAGGTTGGGCGAACACCGTTGTCATTGTTGCAGTTATTGTTGTTGACGTTACCCGAGGAGGAAACAACGGCTCTACAACGCATAACCTATAAAAATCATCTGTTTCTGTCTTTTGTTCTCCAAGCAATCGCCATATGCTTAATATCTGTAACCATTTTCGACCATGTCTCCATACTTCCCGAATTAATGATATTAAGCTCGTATGAAAGCTCTATATAAAAGAGAAGTTCATCACAATATGTAATTGCTTTTGTCTGTAATTCTAGCCTTTCTCTCTTATAATCTTTCAAATTTGTTCGATTGGCTTCAAAGAGCTTAGCGTGTATTTCGAGCGATTTGTTCTGCATTTTATCAACTAAAGAAAATCTGAATTTCTTAGGATATCTCCTCGCGTTACTGGTTACTATAAGCGTGTGCTTTGCTAACTGCTTGGCTTTTATTATCACCTGTAAATCTTCATTTGCCATTATTAATCCTCGTCTGATTCAAAGATTGAAGAGGAAAAGATACAAACTGGGCGAACACCGAAGTCATTGCCGCAGTTACTGCTGACGACGTCACCCGAGGAGGAAACAACGGCTACGCTCTTAAAATAATCATTGTAAGGTGTACTCCATGGTGTAATAAGCCACCACCATTTATCCATATTTGGCAAATATTTCCTGTATTTTCTGTATTCATCCACGGTTAAGAGTGAAATCTTATCTCTACAAGTTCCATATTCAGTCTGCCCGTCCAATGCCAACAGGTTACGGTCAAATTCAACAACTGCATTTCCATCGAAAGGCGTATTAATTTTTTCTAAAAATGATGTGTTTAATTCTTCTCTTAAAGAACTTTCTTTCCAATTGCTGGAATCTGAATCAAACATTCTTGTTTTACCATAAAAACTATTTAAAATTGCAAAATATCCATCCGGAAGCTTGTCCAGTATTATCCATTCCATACCGGAAATTTCAACCACTTCCCCGGGTTTCGGAGTGCCCATGTGTTTCTTTTTGTAATCCTCGAATTCCTCTGTAATTCTTTTTATTTCTGTCTCAAAATATTTCAAATCTTTTTTCATTTTTATTCCTCCACTTTAGATACAAAGAGATTAGATTTTAAGATACAAACTGGGCGAACACCGAGGCCAATGCAGCAGTTAACGTTGCGGACGCCACCCGAGGAGGAAACAACGGCTACGCTACTCCATCCGCGTTCTTTTGTTGACCAAGATGTACATGTCCAATACCAGTCATTAAGTTTTTTGTTCGGAGTTAATTCCGTATATTTTCTTGCTTCATCAAATGTAAGAGGTCTGATTTTACATTTCACCGAAACGCCTGTATTCTGACCGTCGACCGTAATAAGATCTGCTTCATGTGTTTCAATATTCTCCGCACCAAATTCCTCTTCAAAATTCGCTAAAATTTCCGTGTCACAAAGTTCTTTTAATTCAGACTCTAAATAATCTGCATTATCCCCGAATTTTACATTTTCTTTTACAAGGTCAAAAGAAACTATCTTGGTGGTATTTTCATACTGTTCCAACACTTTGTATTTTCTTTTACCTGTAGTTTGGAATACATCACCAGGGTTCAACTCTGATAATTTGATTTTCCCACTTTTCTCCTGCTTCTCTAAAAGTTCAACCCGTTCTTTTGCTTTCTTTAAAATTTCATTCATAACTATTATCCCTCCTAGTTTTCCTAATTCACTACAATACCGCCATGGATAATAACTCTTTTTCCGTCCGAATCATCAAAGTAAACTTCGTTCTCCGATTCGGAAACATCAAATTTTCCAGACCAGGACTTGATTTTACCGCCGTTGTAATCGTAAACAGTTACGGTACGGTTCAAACCACCGTCAATATCACTGGACAGTGATTTTAATGATCTGCTACAGGAAGAACAACCACTAAACATTGTAATTGCTGTAATCCCTGTGATTAATACTGCTGTCTTAATACATTTATGCTTCATTTTGGCTCTCCTTTTACATTGTAAGTCGGATTATAATGAGTACCACATATGTAATAACATTTAAAAGAATAATTAAATTGGTTCGATTGTATTCATTTTTTCGAATAAAAGTTACTATCCATCCCAAAAGTGCTATTGAAAGCAAAATAATAAGCACAATTGTGGAAGTTTCCATCCTACATTTCCTCCTGGATCATAAATGACGGAATTTCTGTTTCCACTGGCTCTGCTGCCGGGGCTGGTTCTTTTTCTGTTGTTTTTACGGTTTCGGCTACGGTTGGCTGCTTTGGCTTTTCTTCGATTGCTTCTGGCTGTGGAATGAATTCTTCTGTGTTTGCGTTCTCACTAATTTCATAAGCAACGTCTTGTTCAATAACATCCTGTTTTGGAATATTCTCTGTGTTTTCGTCAGCTTCCTGTACAAAAACATCACCGTGGCTGTTAATGATCTGTTTTAATGCACGATTGATAACTGTTTTCTTTGCCATTTGATCGGTAAACTTCTGGTGTGTTCCATTGCCGTTTTCTTTGTACCCATAACCCTGTAACCAAGATTGTTTGATCTGCTTCATATTCATAACTTCCAGGTGTTTTGAACCATCTTCCATCAGCACTACTGCATATGCCCCAAGAATATTATCATTATCAATATTCATAAAATCCTGTTCGTGGGAATCAAGCACCTTGTTTCCATCTTCAATATGGTATTTGAATTCATCACCATCATAAATGACTTCCGCATGAATATCTTTCATACCGTATCTTCTGGCTATTGTAATGTTTCCAAAGTAAGACCTCTGGAACTGACACTGATTTCCGTAAGAAATAAAATATCCTTGCTTTTTCTGCACCGAAAGACCAAGTGTTGCCATGTTCATAAGGCTGTTTGCAATGCTGATCTGGCTACAAGCTTCCAGAATTGGCTTATTATTTTTGTCTTTTGTCTCTTTCAGAGTTAAATATGCTCCCATCAGTGCATTGCTGAGATTGTAGTCTTTCGGAAAAGAAAGTCCATATTTAGTTTTTTCCTCTAACTGTTTTGTCAGCCCATCAATGAATGAATTGTTGATTACGATTGCCGCCTGTTGTTCTCCTGCTGTTGATAACTGTGTTTTACTTGCCATTTTAATTCTCCTTTTCTTTCTTTATTGGGATATTTTGAAATATTGCTCAATTATTTAAAGTTCTGCGTTATTAAATCCCGAACAATTTCAGAAACCTTTCTGTCTGTCCTGGTTGCTTCCTGTTCAAGCTTATACATAGTCTGTTCATTTACCCTCACAGCAATAGTGTGGGGCTTTGGGTCTGTTGTTGGTCTTCCTGATGACATATAATCTCCTTTTTGTTTTCTAGTTGATAAATTGTGCTTAGAACCATTTTTTTAGTTTCTTCACACATAGGTTTTGACATTTTCTTACCAAGCCATCCAGGTGCATACCCCATTGCTTTAGACAGTTGGTATGATCTTAAATTTTTTTCTTTCATAAGTAATCTAATATCTTTGTTCGGTACTTCACGTTCCAATGATTGAGCATCCGCTTTTGAATTCCATGTTATTCTTTTTATTTTAAGAGGATCTCCTGTTGACCGAAAACGGTTATAGTGCAAATCACAATACCCTAGTTCTTTTACATACTTTCCACACCCTTCAACTTTACATATACTTCTTTTTCTTGGGTTTGCAAGCATATATTTTCTTAGAGATTCACCATGATTTAATGTGCTTGCACACTCTCTACTACATGTAACACTTTTTCTCCGCTGAAATACTTCATATGTTTTTCCACATACAGGGCAAACTCTATATCTTTCTTCATAGGACATTGGAATATAAATTCGCTTATTTGGATTCTCTTCTTTTATGTCTTTGCCTTGAGCAAAATATAATTCGCACCATTTTAAAGCAGCTAACTTTTGCTCTCTATTTGTAAAATGCCATTTATTAACAGTCAAAAGATTAAGCACTTTCCTATCTGTTAAATACAGATTTGATATATCGCAATTTAAACTGTTATTATCAAGGAAAACAATAATTTTCCCTTTTGGTATTTTCCCGTGATGTTTTTCCCAAACAACATGTTGTTTCATTTTATAATGCTGATGTTCTGATACATCCTTGTCATTATTTATTCTCACCATAATATAGTTTCCGCTTATATGCTCTGAACCAATTTCTGGCTGTGGCAAATTCCTTTTAATTCTATTGTCTGTGCAGTACATTTCTATCTGTTTTCTGGTTTTTCTTTCTCCGAATTTTTCATTAAATTTTCTAGTGGTTTCCTCATACGAAAAAAGTGGAAGTGTTTTTTGTAAAAATTCTTTTTGTTCTTTTGAAAATATACTACCACGCCCATCACAATCAATATATCCATGACGTTTTAATACAGAATGAAGATTTTTCCATTTTTTCGATTCCCCGAATGTAAAATTAAAAATATCTGTCATTTCTCTATAAGAACCATGCTTTTTGCAGTTTTTTTCTAACCACTTCAATTGTTCTTCTGTGTATCCACGCATACTTATTCTTCACCAACCATTTTTGAAATAATACTTTCTTTTCCAAGTTTTCCGTCAGAAATCAACTTATCCGTTCTAAGAACAACATCTGCATTGTTAATCATCTGTTTTGCAAGTCTAGCAATCATATCCGATTTTTCGTTTTCTTTTTTTGCTTCCTCGCTTGTAACATCCATACTGTTTGTTAATTCAATTCTTTCTCCTAAAATTTTTTGTAATTCCATTAATGTCATAATGTTTCCCCCTAACTGATTGTTTTAAATTTCATTTATCATCAAATCCCCATCCGTCACTCTCAGAACAATCATCTGTCTGTCTAATACAGGGATTCTTTTTTTGTCAATGCTCTCCGAATCATCAATCCAGAGCGGAAGATTCAGACCGTTCATTTCCTGTAATCCATTCAGTAAATCAACCTCGCAAAGAATTTTGTCGGAATGATTTAATCCGCTATTGTAGTCGATTCCATTACAGATCATTTTGCAAGTTTCCACTGGATTTCCCTCAATCGTGTAATCAAGGAAACTGAACTGGAAATGCTTAAAGTATGGATTGATTTTCTCTGCCAGTGCCTTATTCTTCTGGATTGAGAAGTTAAGAACGGTGTCTATGTTCTTTTCAATATCGGCTTGCACCTGTCCAAGGTCTTTCAGTTCCTCATTCATTTCGGCTACTCGCTTTTCTTTCTCTGTGACTGCTGCCTGTGCAATCTTAATGTCTGCATCCACATTGGAAATCTGTTTCATGACATTGCTGATCTGCATTCTCAATTCCTGTTTCTTTCCAGGAACATCTTCAAATGATTTCAGTTTCTCTTCAAGTTCTGCAATTCTCGCTGTAACCGCAAGATATTCTTCGTCATTTGACATATCTACAGATTCTGGAAGCTCCGTAAATTTGGACTGTTCTTCTTCAATCTGTTTAGTAAGTTCAGCAACTTCATCCTGTGCTACGCCGATTTCTGACTGTAATTTGCTGATTTCCTCGTTAGTTTTCTTTAATTTTGCAGAAGCAGAATTTCCAAGATCACAAGTTCCTTTTAACTGGTTCTGCTTTGCTGATTCCCAATTTTTCTTTTTGGTTAATTCAGTTTCAATTCTGGCTTTCTTTTTTTCTTCAAATGAATATTTAAGTTTGGAAACTTGTTCTTCTGGCAGTTGCTGTCCACAAGTCGGGCAAACGGTATCAGAATCGCTGAATGCTTCGGATTCAATAGCTTTCAGTTCAGAATCATCCCACTCCATTTCTTTGATTCTTGGATAGTCCTGTCTGGCTCTATCCAAGTCAGCTTTTGCTTGTTGTGCTTCCCTTATGTGGTTATCCAGTTCCATTCCAATAATACGAATGCTTGATTCCTTTTCTGATTTTTTTAACCTAAGTTCGGAAACTGTATCAGAAATGAATTTTTGTCTGGCTCTTAACCATTCATTCGCCTTGCTAACAAGTCCATCCCTGGAAGATTTCAAACCACGGATTTCATATGAAAGGCTGTCATAGCCTTTTGCTGAATCTTCAAGAATCTGTTCCTGTTCTTCTAGTTTGGAAAGCTTCGCATTAAGCTCCTGTTTTTGGGATTCTAGGGAAGAAGTATCTTCTGCTTCAACGCTTCGATTGGTTTCATATGCAATCTCCGTGTTTTTAGCATCCACCTTTTTCTTCTGTGCATTTAGTTCCTTTCGGAGCTTCTTCAATGTATCCTCTACGGAATGCCCCTTTGTGATTTCTTCCACATGAGCGTACTGTGGATTCTCTTCCATAAACTGAGCAATATCGAAACCAGACATCTTTTCCAGTACCTTTCTGGATTCTGCGGTTGACTTCTGTAATGTGTCCAGAAATGGTTTTGGATTGCTGCACATCAGAAGCGTTGAAGGCTCTGCTATTGACTGGATGAACTCGGTATAATCCTTTGATTTAGCCGGGAATCCGTCAATTTCATAAGAAGTTTCATTTCCATCGAACACCTCTTCTGACTGTCCTCTCGGTTTTCTCCACTTCTGTTTTGTAATTTTGCGGATCACTTTTTCTTTCCCATCAATCGTAAGTGTAAGCTCTCTTACAACATCAACCTTTGGCACTTCCAAGCCATTTTCTTTTCTTCTAATAGAAGTCGGTTCTGTACCATTTGCCATCTTTCCTGTCAGAACGTCCAAATATGCGTCCTGCAATGTGGATTTCCCTTCTCTGTTTCTGCCAGAAATCTCTGTTCTCGGAAACAAATCTACAGACTTACTCGGAAACTTCTTGTAATTCTCCAACGAAATCTTTTTTACTTCCACTTTCATGCTCGATTATCCTCCCTATTGATACCTCATATGCAGTTCTAATCTCTATTTCATCACCAGATAATTTTTTCTGATAAATTCGGCTCTAGATTCTTCCGATTATTTTTACGAAATCTCCAACCTTGAAATCAGCAGCTTCTCTGGCTTCTTTCCACCATGCTATACATGGGATATAATCTGTTCTTCGCAAGTCATATTCATTGCAAGCAATCATCAAATCACAGATTTCTTTTCCTCTTGGTGTTCTTCGATAAACAGGCGGTTTGCAAAGATAACCTTCCAGAATGATTTTGTTTTTATCGTCTACGCTTCCATCTCCATCTCCACACCAGATTGTTTCCGCTTTGATTTCAAGAATCAAATGTGACTTTCCACTTTCATGTTTGTTTGAAGAACTGTATCTCCCTTCAATATAGACGTCTTTTCCAATCTTTAAGCCTTCTGTTTGCTTTTCTTCAACAATTACTGGAAGCAAATCTACGTTTCCACTGGTACGCTTTACGCCAATATAAAATCTTGCGAATTTTTCTCCATCCTTGGAAAACGTTCCTGGCTGAATATCCATTATTACGCCAAATATCTGAACTTCATTCTTATTATTCTTCATCCTCCAATTTCTCCATTTCTTTTACGGAAATCTCATATACACTTTCCGTTTCTTCCCCATTAACATAAACATCACGGCTCATTAACCTTCCAGTTACTTTAATGTAATCATTCCTTTTAACGTCTACCGCCAGATCAGCACCTTTTCCCCATAAAGTACAGCGAATAAAATCTGCTCTTTCTGAATGATCTCTTGGAATTGCTACGAAAAGATTTGAAACTTTTCTGTGCGTTACTGATGTAAGTTTTGCATATGGCTCTTTCGTGCAACTTCTGGCAATAAACTCTACTTTGTTTATATCGCCATCTGGAACCTGTTCATCCAGGATTTCTACTTCATCAGCTGCGATATAATTAACATTGTGGTGCTTATTTGGATTTTTAGAAGTGTCCATACTTCTGACTGCTCCGGTTACCACAACTTCTTTTCCGCTGTAATCGTTGTCGCGAACAATGGAATCTTCTATAACTATTGGAAATATATCCGCCGCACCGCTTCTGCGAATGACTGTTAGCATGAATTTGTAATAGTATCTTCCGTAATGTTCGTGGCTGAATACTATTTCACCGGCTCTACCGGATAATTTTACTTTATTTAATCTTTGCATTTACTTTTCCTCCATTTCTAATATAATAGGAAGAAACACCATTAAGAATAAGACTGTTGATACAAAGAACACCCCGATGGCATCAAATGATGTAAACATCCATGTGATTGAGAAGATTACTGTAAACATCCCTATCCCTACAAATATTTCTCCTATTGTCTTTACCACCTCTTTCATTTTGTCCTCACTTTCTTCTGGATGTGGTTACTGCAAGTGCAGCTGCCAGAATAGCGATAATTATATTTCTTGCCATCAGCTTTTCTTCCAGATCAGCAATGATTTCACTGGAAAGTGGCTGATTTTCGCCATTTTTTTGCATAAAAAATCCTCCTGTTATATTTTTGTTTGTCAAATACAGGAGGTTGTGTTATAATAATCCTGTATTTAACTAACTCATTCTTAGTTAGATACCGTCCTGGTTGGTGTGTCCGCACCTTCCAGGACACTTAATCTGCTTTTGTTTGTTTTTCTACATCAAGCCCAAGCATTCTAAATGCCATTTTCTTTGTGAAATCATAATCGTTCACGCTATTCGCCCACGCTTCAAATGCCTTTAATCTTCCAACCAGAAGTGCATATTCCTCATTGGCGTTCTCTGGAATATAATCTGTGCTCTTAGTTTCTCCCATGATTAGTCCTCCTTATCTTTTGCTCCAAATGTTTTAAGCATTTCTTCCAGAAGCGAAATAAACGGAATAATTGCATCTATCTGTTTGGAAGTTTCCTTGATTTCTTTGTCAAGTTCTTCTTCGTTCATAAGTCCATGTTCAAACGAATGTCTAAGCTGCTCTTTTACTTCTTTCTCTTCTCCACCATTTTTTACGAACATCTCTTTAATTTCATGGGTGATAACTGCATACTCTGAAAGAATATCAACCCCTTTGCCGGAAATGTTAACTAAACCGTTTTCAAATTTAATCATTGTTTTTCCTCCCTGTTTTCTTTTATTCTCTCCCTCTGAATGGTATAATGTGTTCAGAAAGGAGGTTTGTTAAAATGTTTCTACAAATAAAAGTTTCTTGCAACTGTCGTTGTAACTACTACTTGAATGAAGCAATAAGTGCGGATAAAATTTCGTGTCCAAACTGTGGCAAAGAACATCCGTATTCAAAAGAAATTCTTTCAATGCTTCACACTGCAAAAGAAATTCAAGATGTAACTGACAGCACAGATGCTTTAGGTGTTAATACCATTAGTACCACTGTTATTCCTTTGGTGTAATATATGAAGCTCCTTCAACGACCAACTTCATAAATTCCAAAAAACCTTTTGCTTCGGTAACGGACAGATGGCATTCGGCAATTTCATCCTTTACCTTTTTGTAAAGTTCATCTGCTTTCTGTCCGTTTCTTCTTCTGAACTCTAAATATTTCTGTCCCTCATAACTTGACAACTTTTGATTTAAATATTCTTCAACATTCATTATGTTTTTCCTCCCCTAACTTGCCATTTCATTTCCCAAAAACTTGTTAATAAAATATAGTTGTCCTTTTCCAGTAACTTTTGTGGTTCTCGTTACTCTGACACTTCCGTCTGGATTCTGAACACTGGATTCCTTAACTTCAAATAGCCCTTGTTCAATGTATCTCTGCATTGGCATATTGTAACTTGCACCAGACTTCATCAGATATGCATTTTCTCGCATCCACTGGAATAATCTCTTCTGTCCTGTCTGGACACCGTTCTGACAAATCAATTTTGCTAGGTCTCCAATAAGGATTGAAGTGTGGCTGGTTGATACCGCATCGGCAAAGATCGTTTTCGGCTTGTCTGCTTCAATTTTCAGTCTTTGCTTTTCGATAATCTTGTCTCTCTCTGCGATTTTCTTCTGCGCTACCAGAATTGCTTTCGCCATCAATTCTTCATCAGAAAGTGTTTCTTGTCCTACAATGTAACCGCCATTATTACGGATGGATGGTATAACTTCATCAAACACCCATGTTTCAAACTTTTCTGCGGATGATAGTTTGCTCCTTACTATCAAACGGTAAATATCCCCTTCTGGTATGAAGCTTGCTTCTTGATTCCTACCTAGAGAATCTGTGAGGTGGTGTTTTACCACCCCACGGCAATGCTGTTTAAGTGCATTAACCGTGTCCTTATAGCCAAGTGCCTTTGCTACATCTGCACCAACAAAATACGGTTTACCGTCAATCTCTACAGTCCGAATATCTCCGAACTCTGGAGAATTAAAAACCTGTAATTCGTTCATTAGTCTCCTTTCTGTGATATAATCTCCTTTAGGAAGGAGGTGTTAATAATGGATAACTTTCAAATTGCTCACGACTTGGCTGTTGCCAAACTTTATTCTGAGCTTCTAGGGAATTTAGATGATTCTCATATCTGTCAAAAATATTTTAAATATCGTACAGATTTTTCCAAACTTCTCAATTCCCATGATGAGAATTACTTTCTTAATGAGTTGGATAAAAAGAAAGTAAACAATTGTTCTTCTGTCAAACGACCATTTTAACTTTTAGATGTACTCTGTGTTGTCTTCGCAATATAGAGTACATCACAAAAGAAAAACTGTACCTTGTAGTCCATACCATTTTCTTCCCACTTAAGTTCCATAATTGAATCTTTATCGAAAGAAATTTTTTCGTATATACCAGAAGGCATATGTAACTCTGTTCCGTTTTTGAACTTCACAATAGTCTCGTTTTGGATATTCACTTTCTCACCTCCTTATGAAATTTCCTCTCAAACTGCTTCCAGATAAGCCAAATCTTTAACTGTCTCCAATCTCTTCTTGCAGTCTTTGTATATTTCCTTATAATGTTTTCCTTGCATGATTCCGAGATCAATTTCATGTAAGATAATATTTTCCATCAAGGACAGGTTGTTGAGTTGCATTACCGTAGCTTCATCTCTCTTATTAATTCCCGCCATCTTGTTTGCTAATTTGGAATATGTCATGTAAAGCATTTCTGCATGACTGCTTCCCTGTACTTTGGCGTATTCAACAAGTTTCTGAATGGTATCTGTTTCTGCCTTTCTGGTAAGTTTCCCGGCTTTTCTAGTTTCAACCCAAACTTGAGTTGATTTCTCACGGATGAAATTCTCCATCTGGTTAAAAGCTTTTATGTATTGCCATTTCCATTCATTCGCTTTCTTGCCAGTAAATCCCATTACTAAGAATGTAAATCCGTCACGGTTCATAAGATACATTTTGTTCTTTTTTCCTGTATCATCCTTGTACGAAACTTGTTTGAAGCACTGAACGCAATTTTGCGTTGAGTCATTTCTTATGAGATTTTCAATTGATCTAATTACGTCAGCGTGTCTTTTCACGAATTTCTCAGCCACCTGTAAACTATCACAGACAGCTTCTTCATTACGAAGATAAACTAAATCGTCTATGATTTTCCTCCTTCTCCTTTCTCAGTCTTTTTCTCAACTTTTTCTTCTTTGCCATTGTTTTTGTATTTGGCAATTGTCTCGCCAACTCCAAGGAAATATCCTTTGTCAAATTCAGACATATTCGGAACGGCTTTAGCGATTGATTCAATGATTTTTTTTTCTTTTTCTGACATAATTTCACCTCACTTTATGTTGAAAATATTTTTCCTATGTGTTAAAATTATTTCATTCCCTGATAATGGGCAATGAAAGGAGCTGTGTATTTTGACCAAACTTTTGAATTTGCCCTGTTCCTTATTGTAGGTCGCAAGCAGAGTAAACTGCGTTACCAAAGTACGTTAAGCAATTTCGTTCACCGTATTGAACAAAATTCCTACATTCGTCAACTAATGGGCAGCTAAACTTTTTAACTCAATCGCAGAACCAAAACTGCGTAAGTGGCGAAGTGTTTCAAGGAAACATTTGGTGCTGAGAATGTGGCTGAAAGCAAGTACGCAATCGGTCTGCAAAACACATAGGGTAAACAAATTTAGGCAAAAGTCGATAGGACAGCACTCCTGTCGACTTTTTGTTATTCATCTCTGAATAAGTATTCCATGTCATATTCTGGAAAAAGTTCTTTTTTCGCAATTACCACTTCTGGATAAGTAAAAGGCGTTTTCCCTTTTAACTTGTTCTGTATTGTCCTCTCATCGACTTCCAAAACTTTTGCAAAAGCTCTAATTGTGATTCCTTTATCGTCAAGAACTTTTTTCAAGTTATTCAGCACTTTGTTCCCCTCCTCCCTTTTTTGTAGGTCGCCCTGTTTATTTAATCGGCAAAGTGTTTTGTACTTTGTACATTCTTAATATATCACTATGTACAATATCTGTCAAGCATAAATTTTGTACTTTGTACAATTTTTATTGTTGATTTCTTATTCGCTATGATGTACAATACTTAATAAGGAGGTGAAGATAATGAAAGACCGTTTAAAACGGATACGAAAAGAATTCCATATAAAGAATCAGCAAGAATTTGCAGATGCGTTAGAACTTCCTCTTTCCAATATATCTAGTTATGAATCTGGAAGAAGAACTCCATCAGATGCAGTAATAAGCCTGATTTGTACAAAATATGGAATAAGAAGAGAATGGCTTCTTACTGGTGAAGAACCAATGAAACAATCTACCACAAGAGACATTCAGATTGAAAAATTTGTGGGCGAAGCCCTGAGTGGTGAATCTGATAATTTCAAGAAAAGATTAATCTCTGTTTTAGCCAACCTCACCGCAGATGAGTGGGAATTGCTTGAGCAAAAAGCAAAAGAACTTGTCGGAATGAATGATGAATAAAAAGAAAAGGGGCAGAAAAAATCTGTCCCTCTTTTTATTTGATTCCAAGAAGCCCTTTTATATGCCAAAATACAAGTGTAAGTTTTCTTTCGTCTAATTTGTCTAATAATTTAATAATTTCTTTCTTGTAATCCACGTAAACCCCTCCCAACACCACAAACATATGTTCTTACTTATTAAATTATATCATGTTTTCATAACCATATAATGGGATAGAATTGTTTCCGCTTAAATCTTTCCTGGCAAGCTGGTTTCTTCTGATTTTTCTTTGAATTATAAGTTTTTTTGTGTAAATATTATGATTTTCTCTTTTCCAAATCGTAATAATAATAGATAGAAATAAAGGGGCTGGATGCTTGTCAGTGAGGGATTTATAGCGCTCATGGACAACCTGTTTTACCTCTGTTTTTGCAATTGCGATAGTTTTACCCCTCCCAAAGATAATACTACGCTCCGGGCAGAAGTAAACATATTGAATCAAGAGCACATGCACGAATATCAGTATAAACACAATTATGATTTTTTTATGTTTCTCCATGAATCCATCCCCTTTACACTATCATCTTAATGTATTACAATAACATTGTATCAAAAAATATACAATTACACAGGAAATGGCGAAATTAGCACCTCTGGTGGCGAATTTTACATGAAAAGGGATGATTTGAATGCGAATTGCAATATGTGATGATAACGAAATCCAGATTGGTATATTTATGCATCGGATTAATAATTTTCTCAAACGAAATGGTGATATAAAAGCATTGATTACTCCGTATGATAAAGGACAGCCACTTATTGATGATGTGGCAGATGGCGAATGGTATGATATTGTAGTTTTGGATATCGTTTTGAGAGAAGAAAATGGAATTGAAGTTGCAAAGGAATTGAGATTAAATGGCTATGATGGAAATATTATATTCTGGACAGCCCACAAAGAGTATGTTTTTGAAGCTCTTGATTTACTCCCAGTTCACTATATTATAAAAGGATCTGAAAACGGCAGAATGTATACTGCTTTCAATCATACTCTGGAACATATCGGCAAAAGCACTCTTATGATAAAAGGAAAAGACTTTATTCATCGGGTGGAATTTCAAAATATCGAATATATTGAGAGCCGAAACAAATACATCATTATTCATTGCACTTGCGGTATAGTTTATACGGAACGGTGTAAACTATCCGATATTGAAGAATTACTGGATTCCAGATTCTTGAGGTGCCACCAGAGCTACATAATAAACATGGACGAGGTAAAAGAAATAAACGATTCGTTCCTCATGTTCTCCGGGAATATAGTGCCTATCAGAAGAAAAGACTTTGCAAAAATAAGAAACGAATTTGAAGAATATACTATTTTTAAGTAGCTCCCGGGAAAACCCCGGGAGTGTTTTTGTTATTTAAGAAGTTTGTTTACTACATTCTGCACTTCTTCGTAATTATAGCCAGCAGATTCCAGGCGGTCTCGTCTATCTTGTCCATTCCCCCACTCGCCGTTAATTACCTCTTTAGCAACCTGGGCTACACTTTTCTTTGCTGTCACGGAATACACTGCTTTTCCATTCCAGTCAAAAACAGAGTAACCGGCTTTGCAAGCCTTCTTTGCATTTTTGAGTGACTTGTACGCCCCGATCTGGCTCTTGGAATCCTTCCAGGTCTTGCGGACGCGGTAATACTTGTCAACCTTTACTGTCGGCTTTGTGGTTGGAACTGTCACGGTTTCACTGGAAATGAGCTTCTTGAATTTATCCCAGTCACCCTTTCCACGGATAACGGAAGGGCAATTCTTAGCGCATACATCGTAGTGCTGCACTACTCGGCTTGCTGGGATTCCGTATTTCTTCATAAGCTGCTTACAAACAGCCACGGTATTTTGGAATGCTTTTTCGTAGTTATATCCAGCATTCATGCACATTTCAATTCCAATCGAATTACGGTTGTTCACTATCCCGAACAGTTTGCCGCCATAATTTACTCCAACATGCCATGCTCCACGATTGTACGGCAAGGCTTGATATGCTGACTTATCGTCAACGAATACATGGGCTGAATAGCCATGAAAATTGCCATTATGCTGTGCGGTGGCGTGTGCCTTGGCATCTGCTGTAGCTGCGGTATTATCCGTATTGTGGATGACAATATACAGAGGTGTCTGTCCGGCGTAGCTGTTATTATTGCTGATTAATGAGGTGTTAATATTCATGTGTGGTCTCCTTTCATTATTGAGGTTAAAAAAGCGCATAATAAAAAGCACCCCAAATGGGATGCTCTTTAGCATAAACTCTTTATACAATATATCTCTTATGATTAAATTTCACAGAATCATGGCTGATTTTAGCGTAAATCATTGTGGTATCAAGTTTTTCGTGTCCTAATATTTCTTTTACTTCGGCAACGTTCATTCCTCTATTTAAGGCATCTGTTGCCATTGTGTGTCTAAGCAAGTGCGGAAACAGGCTTCTTTCGATTCCGGAACGCTTTTGAATAGCCTTTACTCTCGCATATATTGATCCTTTGTGCATTTCATTATAAGGCTTTCGGAATATCACAAATACAGAATCCGATATTGATTTTTTTGGGCGTTCCAATTCAAAGTATTTTTTTAACATATATTCCGCTTTTGCGTTCAGATAAGATGTTCGGTGCTTACTTCCTTTTCCGAACAAATGAACCTCTTTGGAAGTGAAATCAATATCACTAATTTTTAAATTTACCATTTCGGATAAGCGGCATCCTGTACTGTAGAAAAGCTCAATCATCGCTTTATCTCTGTAATTTTCGCAAGCATCACGCACTATTTCAAGCTCCATGTTGCTAAGTGGCTCTCTTGGCTTTTCCTCAAATTTAATGGGTTTAATGCTTGCACATGGATTGTTTGGAATATATCCTTCTTTCCAACACCAATCCATAAAGGTGTTTATAACAAGCCGTTTTCCATCCAGTGTTCGATTGCTGATACCTGTTCGTTTCTGAGTTTCGTATAGATAAATCCGTATATCATTTGTTGTAACCTGTTCGAATGGTCGGTTAATGTGTTCAAAAAAATCTGTGAGATAAAAATTGTATGTTTTCATGGATTCTGGAGACATGCCCTCAATCTTTTTTGCCACCATGTAAACCCTGTAGCAATCTGGGATATTGTTTTGATATGGGACCACATGCGTTTCTCTCTGGCTGATATCGTAGTTAGACGTAAACACTTGCAATTCCTGTAATACTGTCCTAAGTGCTTCATCTGGAATCTTGCCATCAAGTTTGCTGATAAATTCATTTGCAAAGTTTTCCATAAAAAATACCCTCCTTTTGGGTTCACAAAGGGAGAGTACTGTGCTATAATAATACTGTACCCTTTGTGGTGCTTGGAGCTGAGTTTTTTGATTGGTAGTCGGGAACTCAGCTCCCTTTTTGTTGTTCCGATTTTGATATGCTGATTATAGCATATTCATTTTATGTTTGGTAGTGTTTTGTTATTTTTTTCTTGTTTCTCCAATAAACTCTATAGTGATTGCCAGTTTTCGAACAAAATACTAAAAATCAAAGAATACACGGCAGATACTCTACCAATAGATTATCCAATTGGCATTTCCATGTGCGCAAATGATTCTAATTCCTACGGATATCCATTAGGATATTCAACAATTGTCACTATTAAATGTTCCTTAAATAGAAGCGTCCAATTTTATTCGACATATAATGGGAAAATTGGTGTCAGAATGGATACCACAAATGGTACATGGAGTGACTGGAAAACATTACTTTAAACATTCGAGCTTCACTATTACACAATTTTAGTCCATACACCTTTTTTCATATCGAGCAGCGGTGATACTTTTCACTAATTTTTGAATGCGATATATATTCCAATCCTATTTTTATTAGTACTTTTAAATAACCTTGTAGCAATTATTTGAGTTAATAATCCAGCCAAAGAATTCCTCCGTTGCTCGATATGAAAAAGATTGGGATAAAGATCATGTGATTTTATGACATTCATCATTTTAACTTAACAAATTTATTTTCAATTATTCCAGTGAGGCTAGCCCCAATAATAACAAAACTGCTGGCTTCTTGTAGATATGTTGCTTGAAAAGCAATAAAATACCCACTTCCAAAAGAAAAAGGATTGTCGGATGGTTCATAAAAGAATCCAATAATAGCTTTGTATGATTTTCCTTTTAATTCCGAAGAAAACGTATTTTCACCAGAGATCACCTTACAAAGACTTATTGAGCTTTCACTATTTAGTGCATTTATCGCCCCAATGATCGTCTTATTATTTGTCTCCAATTTCGAGATAACAGCCGTTGACATTTTATCCACTACATAATCCCAAAACTTGCTCATTAATCCGCGCTTATTCGCTCTCGCAGTTGCATCATACAGCATTACTTCGTCATTATCCGCTAACGTATCTTTCGTTGTGTATTCAGTCCATTTTGGCATGTGGTTGCCCTCCTTTAATTATTGATATTAATTCATAAAAAGATGATGATTTCTCACCCTCTTTATACTGATTTGCTTAACAATTGTTTGATTTCTGCAAGTTCTTCTTTAATGCTTTTTAATTCAGATTTTAATTCTTCGTTCTCGGATTTGAGTTCCTTTATCTTCTCATGATTGAATTTTATCATAGCGAACATGGATGGAATCATAATTCTGTAATTCCAATCCTCGGGCTTTCCATCTGGTAAATGGTTTACTGCAATTGGAAAACGCCTTTCCATGTCCTCTGCAAGAAACATTGGCATTAATTTATCATATCGGCTATCGTTTTTATCGAGATATCCTTCTTTATATTTCGCCCAAACAACTTTTACACGATAAAGTTGTTCCAGTTCTTCTTCTTTAACTGTTGTTCGAATTGATTTATACCGCCAAGAAGATGATGGAACCTTAATAACCATGCCTTGACTGTTAACTCCTAAGTGTGTTCCATCTGTAATTGATCCAAGGTTTTCTATACAAAAGAAATTACTTTCATCTCCAAATTCACTAGATTTAGGACTGTTTTTAATTTTTACACCGCCATCAATAATAAATCCGTTTCCATTTGCTTTTAGATTAACACCATTTATGCTTACCATGTTGTTTTTTGCATCAAGTACAATAGCACCATTTGCAGAGGTTAATTTTCCATTCGTTTTGTCAATCTGCCAGTTACCAATTTCCCCAGTCAGTGACTTTACGCTTCCAGAAAATTCACCTTGGTTAAAATGAACACCTGTATTGTCAATATATCCAACCTGTGTGCCACTTGCATTCAGAATGGAAAGTAATCCGTTCCCGTTATTTGAACCGCCAAGTTTCAATGTACCTCCATGTGCATAGGTGAATGAAAAATACAATTCTCCATTTTCCATGTATATTCCCTTTATTGCACCGTTGTTTGTAAGCATATTGAACACTTGTTCATTTGTGTAAGCATATTCAAGCTTTGGCATGTAAATATAGGTATCAAATTTTACGCTAGACCCAACTGATGATGTCAAGATTCTCAAACTGTTTAAACTATCATTTGGTAAGCTAGATAAAGTTGTTGTTACTTGCAGTCTTTGCCATTCAGTTGTAGTTTTAGCATTTAATATTGTTTTACTTCCAAGATACACATATACTTGTGTTGCAACACTAGTTTTTATCCAAAACGAAAAAGTATAATTTCCAGTAACTTTTATTGGCTTATAATTTTTCGTTCCAAATTGTGCTCCAGTTCCGTTTATTTTGATTGCATTTTTACCGCCATCTACATCCTGAACTCCATACTCATATGTATATGCACTCTGTGTAGACCAATAATCTTTAACATTTTGTTCTGTTAGATAATAGCCTTTAATAATATTGTCCGATGTAATATCTTGGACTTGTTTTACGACTTCTTCCTGTGCTATATCAGTAACGCTTTTATCTCCTAATGTAAACTGTGAAGCTGCTATTGTTACTGCCCCAGTCTCTTTGTCAATTGCAAAAGTGGTCTTTCCATTACTATCAACAACCTTAATTCCTTTGGCTTGCACGTATTCTCCATTTACATAGAGATTTCCTTTTTCATCTAAGTAAATTCCTTGCGCTTTTCCGCCATTGGTGAGTTTGTTGAAAATATCGGCTTGTGTCTGGTTTGATACTGCGGTACTGGCGGAAGAATCTGCAATTTCCTTTACTGTTTTTCCTTGTAGCGAAAAAGTTTTTGGAGCTAAGATGACGTTTCCTTTGCTGTCGATTTCTAAGGTTACGTTCTTGTTATCATCAATGACTTTTAGCCCTCTACCGTTAATTCTCTCACCGGCAAGCAATCCAGCTAAAATGTATTTTGCATTGATAAATACTTTTCCGTCTTGAATGTAGATTCCCTGTTCCGTTCCGCCTTTTGTAAGCTTGTTGAACACTTCATCCTGTCCAAGACTGGTATCGTAATTGTCAATTGCATTTTTGATATCATCTTTGTCTGCATACTTGAAATCTATCCAATCAGAAGCATCAAATGCTCCACTAACCCGATTTACTGTTGATGTTTTGAGAGAAGCCTTCCCTTCATTGTTCGTGGTTACCCACATGTCACCTTTGTAATATGGTGGAGTTGGTTGAACCATGTAAACAGAAGACTTCCCATCTATCTTGTCTAACAGCTCATTTGGTATGGATTGTGGTTGCCATTCCCCGGATTTGTATATCCATTGTGTGTTATCAGAAGTATTGTGCCAAAGGTCACCTTCATGCTCTGCTTTTTCTGATTCCCATATCAAGATAATTTCATTTCCAGATTCATCCAGAATCTTGTTTCCGTCAATATCGCACCATGGTTGTTCCTCTGTTTTTGTCCATTTAAGAGAAGGGTCGTTTGGCTGATACCAGGTTTCAATTTTCCCATCAATCTGTGTTTTAATATTGCTAATCGTGTCTTTGAAAACACCATCCAAGAAAGTATTGAAAGTAGAATCGTCTGTATACTTTGAAGCTTTTTCCCAATCATCCTCTGAATAAGAACCGCTTGCTCTGGCAACTTTACATCTCATCAAATCACCATTAGAGCCTTGTGTCCATAAGTCTCCAATGTCATAAGGCGGCTCTGGCTGAACTACGAATACACGCCGCTTATGATCTGCCGTATCTTGCGCTTTTTCTGCGGCGGCAAGTGCTAACGTGATATCGGTATCTTGTACCAATTGCCATTTCCAAGTTGCCCCATCTTGCATAAAACGGTACGCATATCCCTTAGATTTCCAGTAAAATAAGTCACCCTCATGTTTCTTTCGCTCTTCGTTTGTAGTCCATCCAGAAGCCGGGATATTCTGCAAGGTCGGTTCATAGTCATAAAAAAAAGTCTCAATCTGTCCGTCGATTTGAGACTGTAAATTATTGATATCAGTTGTGTATGTATTGCTTATAAAATTATTTACTTCTGTTTCTGCTTTTTCCTTTGCAATTGCATTGACATCTTTCCCCTTTATTTGTACAGAATCTGCGTTGATAATAACTCTTCCTGTTGTTACATCAACCAGGAAAGTTGTATTTCCATCTTTGTCAATTGCTTTAATAGTTCCTATATTAATCCAGTCAGCATTAACACCTGTAGCATTAAGAATTCTGGCAATCACATCACCATCAACAGTCATACCACCATTCCAATGTTGTCCACCATCTGTAGAAACAGCCCATGCTTCCGCAGTCATTTTCCATATAATATCAGAATCGGACAACTGTGGCTTATTATGAAGATAATAGATTTTGCTTCCGTCCGGCTGTGTTTCTACTGTCGTGTATGTTCCAGAAGATTCCGCAAGGCGTTGTGATAATTCTTCCAGTGCCTTTTCTCTGGCGGTACGTTCATCTTTTAAGTTCTTTTTGTTTTCAGCTTGCACCTGTTGGTTAAGTGTATACTGTTTCTGCTTATTCCTAGATACACTCTTAGCACTGCATTCAAGTTGCTCAAATGCGCCTGGATTCAAAGTAACAGAAGTTAGGAAGCTCTTATACTGTTTCCCGTTTCTGTCGGAAATCTCAATGGTGTCACCAGCTTCCCATGCTATATTAGTCAATGCGCCTGTAGTAAATGGTCTGAATTTTAGCCCCACGCACCTGTCTGCGATAATCTGGCAGATTTTCTCCCCGGAGCCCTCTTGAATTAGCTTATTATCACTGATTTCGATAACATAGCCAGTTTTCCCCGACTGATATGTTTTCGCTTCATTTTTAGAAGAATTTTCAACGTATTCTGAAACTTTTATGCCTGTTATTTCAACATCATACAACCATGGTGTGAATCCATTTGTTTGAATTGCTGTAATCCCAGTCTGCATGATAGTAATGATTTGTTCGCCAGTGGTATCTAATATGTCGTTACCTTCTACATCTTTCCATGGAGTTTCCACCAAATCATAAAAATTATCCGGGACTTCACGTTCATACCATCCAAAGCATAAGCGACCATATTCGTCACATTTCGCCCACTGGCAGCCCATCTGTGCTACCCATGCAATTACCTGTCTGAAAGTAATACTGCTATCGTCTGGTCGATTCTGTATTATCAAATCATCATTATCAAACCTTGTAGATTGAAGTGTTACTCCGCACACCTCGCAAGCATTCTGGATGATCTGTAATCTTGTTGCCGGGTATGTCAGTTTACTATCAGAATAATCACGATCAAATAATCGCATGGAATCTTCACAAGTTAGGCTGATAATAGCTGTGTTCTGGTATGGGGCATCTGTTACTGTCATAGTACAGATGCGGATTTTCTCAATACCAGTAGATAATTCAAGTCCAATATAGCAAACAACTCTCGCTCCGTCCCAGATGTAATCTGTGTACTTGCCAGAAAAGTTGTTGATCTGCAATGTCAGCTTATTTACAATAGCTGCGCCGATATCAAAAGAACCACTTTGCGATACTGCATCCTCAAATTTGAAGCCATTAGACCATAAGTCTTTGTCGGTAATGGATAATGTACTTCCGTCCGTAAAGGTAAAATCTGCATATTTCAGATAGTTACGGTTCCCACTATTCTGTTGTTCTTTAAATTCCGTTGATAAATTTCGCATATTTTACCTCTCGATAAAATCAAATTTAAGTCCTTCCATGCGCTCATTGCCTATCCACCAACACTTAAAAGGGGATTCCCTGTCACCAACATAGAATGTTCTGGTTTCGTGCTTGTTCGCAGACAGCAAGTCTGGATATGTGACCTGTATGTACTCTGGATTTACTGCCTGTATAATTTTGCAAGCAGTGTCCCAATCTGGGCCATTCCAACCTACAGACAGCTTTCGTTTCTGTCCAACTCTATTTTTATGCATGGTCGTATCGTCTGTTCTGCCGGATTCTGATGCCGATATATCCTGTAATCCCCATGTAAAAGAAGAAGGACAAGGCAATGCTACCCCATCCACTTTTAAAAATACTTCTGCCATATGCAAACCCTCAGAAAGGGGGATATATCCCCCTTAATTTATTTAAAGCTTCGTACTATAAAGAGAAAATTCAAAAATTTGTCCTCATTTTTTGCAACAAAAAAGCGCCTACCCCGAAAGGTAAACGCTTTAAAATTTGCTTATTATGATTTTGTATTATAGCATAGGTGGTTGGTATCATTCAGTATATTTTGGTATCATTCATGGTTTTCATATTCAACCATTGTCTTAACCACGCCGTAAAGCATATTGATATTTTTCTCTTTTGTGATTTTTTCAATCAGTTCTAAAATCTCTTCCTTACGTGTCATTCCACAATTCCTCCCAACGCTCTAATCAACTTCTGTTTGCGGTTATACTTCAAAATCTCGGAAATCTGCCCCATCATATCATCCATTGTCATGTTGCTCTTCATGCTGTTGCAACGCTTACACGCCAGTTGCAGATTCTTAATATCATTGGTGCCGCCACGAGACAACGGCATAATGTGGTCGATTGTCATTTTCTTGAATTTGACAGGCTTACCGCATATCGCACATTTTCCATTGCATTTGGCGTACACACTCTTTTTCTGAAAGTCATTGAACTGGATTCTATTTGCCATACGATCACGCTTTCTGCTCCATAGATTCAAGAGCCTTAAATTTCTGTCTTGCTTTATTGGCATAATCGCTCAAAATCAACAGTTTCATTGTCATAAATTGCTTGTTATATGCAAAGAAAAATCTTTTCTCTTCGTCCATCTCTTCTGTGCTGTTAAATCCATACTGTTCCATGAAATCATCCACAAGAAACTTGATTTTATCAATCGTGTCTTCTACTTCGAACATTGTGTCTTCTCTATCCATATTTTCTGTCATTTTATTTTCCTCCTGTGTATCCCTGTAAAAATCTAATTAAAAGAATCTCTGCTGTGCATTTTCTGTATCAATCTCATTCTTCAAGAAAACTGGCGGTTTGTATTCTCCAATAATCTTGACTGCCTGTTCTACCTGGCTTCTCTTAATTGCCTTGTAGCTTTTGACCTGGAACTGGTAGCGCAGATTGGAATGAATGTTACTGTAAATCTTCTGACGAATGGAACGGCTATTGTAAGCATTAGATTCCTTACCGCCAAGCACCAGTGTTCCTTTTCTCTTTACGGCTTCCGTGATTTTCTCCGCTTCAATCGGGAGAATCGGCAAATCCATTTTCAAAGTCTCAAACTCTGTCTGGATATCGTCAATCCGCTTATTCAGTTCTACGTTTCCTTGTGCTAGAAGCTGAATCTGTTCGGGAATAGTCATGGGAGAATTCCTCTTTTCTGAAAAAGCATCTGCCAAAATATCCTTTGCTTTTAACTGGTATTCAAGCAATTTGGCTGCTAATTCTGGATGCTCATTTTGCATCTTCTCTGTTATGTTTATTTTTGCAAGCCAAAGTGGAACAAAATCTAATCTAAGTGCAACAGTCTCGTTATTTTTATCAAATACCCCTGCCTCAAATTTGAGGCACCCCATTTGTAATGTTTTATCTTTTTGGACATTCATAATCTGTCTATCTTTTTGTCCTTTGCTCATGCCAAGGGCATTGCAGAAATAACTTACTCCTGCATATACGAATCCATCAGTACCTTTTGCTGCCATAATCATGTCACCTAATACATTTACATTTTTTACTACTAAGTTTTGCATAAAAAAATACTCCTTTTCTCTTGAAAAGAAGTCTCACAAATGATAAGATATTAATTACCAGAGGTGAGACTTCTGGTTGCTTAAACAGTCGTTTGTGCTTTGGTCGGTGCTACGGCTGTTTTTTAGTTTCGAGAATCTTTATCTACTAATTCGATTCCCTTTGTGATAACTTTTGTCTTTGTAACTTGAAGTCTTTTTGCACATTCCTCTAATAGTGCATTTTCTTCCTGTGTAAGTCTGACTTCCAATCTTACGCTTCTAGGATTGTCCTTCAACTTTTGCCCTATTTTGGGAGACATTTTATCACTCCTTTCAGATTGTACGTACATTTTGTACATCTTTAATATATCAGCTTGTACGTACAATGTCAAGAGTATTTTTCATTTTTTTGTGAAAAAACAGCTCCATAAATTTGTGGAACAGCTATTAACCGTCTTGAAATTCACGACAGTTTTTTTTACTGACGAATCGTTATTTTTTTAAATTTCCTATTCCCTTATCCATTTTGGAGTGGTAAAATACAGATATCATACTGATTTATGGAGGAAAACGCATATGAAAAAATCCAAAAAGTTACTGGCAGTTTTGACCATAATGTTACTGATTGTCTGTATGGCAGTTCCAGTATCGGCGGCTGGCAAAATCAACAAGAAAAAAGCCACTTTGAAAGTCGGTCAGACATTACAATTAAAAGTAACTGGAACAAAAAGAAAAGTAAAATGGACAAGTAGCAAGAAGTCTGTTGCAACGGTATCTTCTAAAGGACGAGTAAAAGCTAAGAAAAAAGGATCCGCAACGATTACTGCAAAGGTCGGCAAAAAGAAATACACTTGTAAAGTTACCGTGAAAAAGGCTTCTAACGGCAATGGTGGTTTTGAAGGAAATCCTAGCACTAACAGTAGCGGTAAGAAGAATATTGTTACATATCATGCAGAATCTACACCGTATGGAGCGGTGGCAATTCTTGAAAATCATTATGATTATGCAGTACGTGTTAGAGTTGAGTTTGTTTATTTTTTGAATGGTTCTATGATTGGAACGGATTCTGATAGTATATACGCTTTTGCTCCACATTCAAAATGTGCGCTTCAAGGTTGGAACGCTGACAAGACCTGGGATTCTTTCAAAGTTAATTTAAAAATTGAAAAAGCTTCTTCAAGCCTTATTTTGAACAATTCCGGAATACACTATTCAGCTAATTTTGGAGCTGGAAATGTTATGGTAAAAGTAACTAATAATGGAAAAAGAAACTCTTACACAACTATTGCAGTCGTATTTTACAAAGATGGAAGAATAGTTGGATATGATTATCAATTTGCTCACGTTGAAAATCCAGGCTCAACAGCCTATCTTGAATTTAGCTTTCCTTACGACAGAAATTATGATACAATAACGCCAGATAAATTTGAAGTATATGTAAATGATTCTTACACATATGACTGGATGAACTAAAATAAAGGCTAGGGATTTCTCCCTAGCCTAAGTTTATCAGTTAATGTATTCAACATCTATACTTGGCAATGTTACTTGTTTCCCAAGAAGTGTTGTAGAATTTGATGTTCCGCTACAAGTTCCGTATACGGTTATCCAATCTCCTTCCAGGTAATGTGTTTCGCCATCCTCATATCTGTATGAACAATCCCATTTATTACCGTTTCCATCAACGATATATAACGTATATCCACCAAACATTCCTTCTAATGACTGATCTATTGTTCCAGAGACAACACAATGTTTTTTGTCGTAACTGTCTGGATTTCTCAATATATCATTATAATCTAACGTCTGGCAAAGCTCCTTGTATTCGTCCTCTGAAACTTCTTTTGAATTAGCAACTTCTTCTGTCACTACAAAATACTGTGATAAACTATCATCTGAAGCATTCTTTTTATAGCTTTTAGCTTCATCCCCTTTGGCAAATACCATACAATTCTCTAAATTTATGGAATCTCCCATAAATCCCCAAGAATCTACACTTGATACCGTTCCGAGAATAGCAACCACATCATCATCTTGAAGACCACTTTCATATTTTGTATACAATTTACTATCCGATACATTAAAATTACTCATCATGTATTTATCACCAATAGTAACTTGTACCTTATTGTCTTTAATCTCACTTATTGTTGCTACAGTATAAATTTTAGCTCCGCTCATATTGACTGCATATTTATATAAATCGCTGTCAGTGATATAAGCATATTCACCGGAATTAAATGTTTCCAATTCATCATCAAAAGTAATTGGAGACACATTCTGTTTTTTCTCTTCTACTGTAGGAGTTGCTTTTCTTTCGTAACTACTGGATTTTTCTGTCTGCGTTTTAGTAGTATCTTCTTTTTTCTCTGTTTTAGATGAATACCAGCCAATTAGAATAAATACAAGGCAGATAAAACCAAAATAGTTTGCACATCCCCCTTTTTTCTTTTTCTTGGTAGCTGTTGGCTGTGGTGTGTACTGTGGTTCTGGCGCAGAATATGTTTTAGGTTTTTCGATATTCTCAATAGTTGTTCTGGTCTTGTTTGCTTCACCCCTGTCGCAATTATCCATTACACTCTTGTCTAGCATATACCATTCAACAACATATTGTTTTTTGAAGTACCGCTCCGCAATCTCTGTTGTAAATTCCTTTACCTGTTCATATGTGGAAGAGCCTGTTGATAAGCAAATTTTGAAAGGCTTTGCGTATTTCGGAATTGAAAAAGCAACTTTTAACTGTACTCTCCCTAAATCGTCTGTTTCTTCCTTGTCATAATTCAATACAAAATCCATAGGATTTGCTTCAAGTAACAAATTTCCTTTGTAGTAAACCTCAATATTTGCTTTTGAAGCCTTGATTCTCATGGAATCTAACATCTCAATGTCGTATTCCTTTTGCTTTTGTGGCGGTTCCTGTGTTACATTTCCCTGTGTTATCGGGAATCCACAGTTCGGGCAGCTTGCCGCTTTATCACTTATTTCCTTGCCGCATTCTGGACATTTAATCAGTGCCATAAATATCCCCCTCCTTAGTATGATACCCATATTGTACCACCTTGGGACGTATTCTGGAAGCACTATTTCGCTTTTCTATCAATTTCCGCAGTTACGGCAACCAAAAGAGCTTCGGCAAATTTCGCACCGAAAGAATCAGCGTATTTATCGTGAATCCGGCTTGCTTCCATGGTGAGATTTTCCCACTGTGGAATATCATCCTTTGAGATAAAGGCGTACTTCTTGTGGAGATTCCATATATCTTGCCAGATGGAAAAGTAAGTCTGCTTAAAGTCCATTACACGTACAACACTCCATGATATTTCTCGAGCCTATATTTCTGCTTGATATTTGGATATTTTTCACGATCTACCTCACTGTAAAACATATTTTTCGGTCTGGCAAATAATTTCTTGTCACCATACAAGGCTCTGTATACCACAAGGTCTTCCTTTGTTTCTGTATGCATGGCAAAACCGACAATCTCATACAAATACTCGTTGTTGCGTGGCTCCTTGATGGTTTCTCTCTTAAAGTGCTGTACAATATCTCCTGGTTCAAATAATGGTCTGTTCATTTTCATTGTTACCTTTCTCCACAATTAGTTGATTTCTTTGATAAAAATTCAATTTTCTTGGCTTGTGCCTATATTTTATCGGGTGAGAGGTTTTGAAACGGATTTGGTTGTTTTATCATGTCAATTAATTACCCTCATATGTCTCATAATCAATCGTTCCAAGATCACCGTACACATCTGGATAATAAATTCCAATCCAGAAGTTATCCTCCATTGCTTTGTAGTAAGTTACTTTTACGTTCCATCTCTGTACCTCGTCAATAATTTCTTTGTTAAGAAGTCCGAATTGATCTCGGCAAGCTTCACTTTCCAGTTTGTAAGTCAATGCTTTGTATTTCTCGGCATTTGCCTGTCTGGTGGCGGTAACATTGGTTTTGGTGAGAAGTAAAATCAATCCGGCTACCAGGAACCATACTACACTGATGAAAGAAATTACCACTCCAAAAGACAATATAAATCCACTCACATTTGAACGCTCATATTCGCAGCTTAAAGATTCGCCTATTCTATTTGTAATCAGAATAACAACGCCGACCGCAAAAATGATTACTGATAGCCAAAATATCATAGTGTGTCCTCCCTGTTCTCAATTTTCATCAACAATATTTTCCGCACATAACCAGACATGAAATGCGAATAATGGTGATCCGTGTACTCACTAAATGAAGTTCCAAAGTATTCATCAATCACTTTCATGTATGTTTCAATCTCAACATTCTGGAAATAATCTGGATTTGGCCCGAATCCAAACTTGTCCAGGATATTATCCAAAGCGTCTTGATTAATTTTTATGTGCGGTTTTCTGGTTCGTTCTTCGTACCTCTTGAAGAAATACTTTGATACTACCAGGAAGCGGTTGGTTGTATATGGGCTTGTCGTATATCCCAATTCTTCAAGCCGTACTGAAACCTGGTTCTTGAATGCAGACCAATTAAAAGATTTACGGTCTATTGGAGTATATTGGATATTCTCCTCGGTCAACATATTTTTGATATGTTGAGAATTGAACCACTCGTTAGAGTGGTATGCATTTTTCTTTTCTTCTTTTAACTCCGTAGGAGAATCTATATTACTGTTTATTTCATCTCTACTATATTCCTCACTATTATTACTTTCTTTCATTTCTGGTAAGTCTGGCTCACTTTTTTTGAAATCCTGGCTTTCAGAATTTGAAAGTCTGCTTTTCAAATACCGTTTTCTGCCATCATTTTTGGAAACATAGAGATAGCCAAGCTTTATTAATTTGGAAATTGATGTAGAAACTTTAGTCATACTGCATTTGCAAAAATTAGCTAAATATTCGTTGCTAGCATAACAACCTTCACTATCTTCTGCGTCTAAACTGTCAATTTCTATTAAGATAATTTTTTCGATTGCATTCAATCTTTCATCAAGGAATACTCGTTTGGGAATCCAAACGCCTTTGAAATCTCTTGGATAATTAAATTCTTTATTCATGATAATAACCTCCTTGTTGGTCGTAGGCACTCTCCGTATTGTGCCAGAATCCTTGATTTATAAAAACAGTGGACAGGCGTATCAAGGTTTACGCTTTTCGGGAGCTACCCTAGCCCACTGAATTTACCGAATTATTTTTCAAGAGTTACGTAACCGAGTTTTTCTAACTCATTTATCGCATTATCAATAACATTTATTTTTTCTTTTGAAAGGTCATATAATTCCTTTACATTAAAATTATCTTTGCCAACACTCATCATTAAAGCATATATTCCCTTTGCTTCAAGGGAAATATTTCTATTATGAAGCACTTCTTTACTTACTACACAATAATTTTTATATGACATGATATTCCTCCCCGTGAAAAAGGTTCCATTTTAAATCGAACCTTTCCAGACCTCATTTTAAATGCGAGCTGTCTAAAAGATCAAAATTTATGCCGCAATTTTATTAATTCCTTTATTCAGAATAAATTCTTTAATTTCGTTATATCCCCAACCATATCCGACCAACGCACTTACAAGCATTTCAGCATTTTGTATTTTCACAAGATCTTCTTCCGAAAAACAATCTCTCATATTTTCTTTTCTGGAGATTCCAAAATCTTCTCTCAGCTGCTTGGCGTTTTTACCAAATATGGACTTGTAAATAACGTCCGTATATGTAGAATAGGCATGTCCGTGCATTCTTTCATTTTCAGAAGATTGTTGAATTGCCTTGGTAAACGCTTGCCTTACTGCAATTCCTTTTTCACGTTCTTTGATTTTTCCAATAAGGAGCTTTTCCATTGCATTGAACTGCCGAATATAGCCCTCTTTGAATTTCATTGCTTTTTCGCCAGTATAGCCCATAGCTAAAAGTGTAAATCCATCTCTGGTTACATAGTACATTGGCTGTTTCTTATTTTGACAATTGACGTAAGAGGACTGCACGAAATTGTGCCTTCTAAAATCCTCACTGCATTCAAGTTCTCTTATATCTTGCAAAACCCTTTTATGTTCTTTCTCAAATGTCTCCGCAATATCTAGGCTTGTTACAATACTGGTTTCTACTTTTCCAATCATCATAACTTCTACAAACATTCTCCATTCCTCCTTATATTGATGGATAAAATAAAAAAGAGCCGCCAAGTAAGATAAAAATTCCTCTAAATCGAGAAATATTAATTTCTTCTTAGCGGCTCAAAAATCAAGACCGTGTGTACTTCTTCATTGAAGAAATTATACCACACAATCAGTCAAAAATCAATATGCCGGGGATGGATTGAAACGACTATTCGTTTCATTTTGAGCTTTGGTCACGGCCTTTGCAATCTCGCTTCCGTCTAAAATAATGCTGTTCATAATGTACTGCGGATTCTTGTTTCCGCTGTTCATACTCATTGCCATTGCAACGCCCTGGGCTACTGCTTTTGTCATTTCTTCTTTTGTAAGTCCCATGCTTCCGTCCGAACTGGAAACAATGCTATCTGCAATCTTTTTCATGGTTCGTGGATTTTCCAGAGGAAGAACTGCCTCGGTACCAGCTTCACCGATACCAATTACTTGTGCACCATTGAAAAGACCACCTTTGGCGTACCAATTAGGCTTATAAACTGGTGTAGAACTGGTTCTTCCACCACCAAGATCATGTTTTCTCCATTCTGAAATATAATAAGTCAGAGTTGGTAAATGCACTTGTTTCATGCCATCAGCGAATGATTGAGCAGTTTCCCGACCAATTGATGTAAGATTAACATTAAATAGCCTTTTAATTTTATCCGAAATCCCAGACAAATTGGTTTCTGTATAAGATTTCATTTTCCCAGTTTCCGTGTCAACTTTACCAGAAGCCTTTTCCCAAATCTGGTTTGTATTGATTAGAACAGAAGACCAATAACTTTGAATGGTTGTCATAACCTTACCCATTACATCTTTTGTATCGGTGTCCATGGTTCCGAGAGCTGTCGATACAGCACTTGCGGAATTTCCCCAGTTTGTTTTGGAGTTGGTTTCAACATCATCATTCGTGTTCTTTATCTTTGACCAAATGGAAGGCATTGTGCTTTCTGTGCTTTTTTTCATTCCAGCCATTGCCGTGCTTACAGCTGCACTGGCTATTCCAAAACCAGTCTTAGAGTTTGAAGAAATGGATTTCGTAGCTGTTTCCACTGATTTGCTCATTGTTGATGAAGATTTTGGAACATCTTCTGAAAAAGCTTTAATAACTTTTCCTGTGTCAATTCCCATCTCTGCCATTTTATCCATCAAGGCTTGGAATGCGGCTCTGGCTGTTGCACCAGATGATTCTTGTTGCTGAAGGACAGCACTTAATTCATCAAACTGCGTTGGAGTGATTACTGCTTGATTTGAAAGTCTTTCTAATGCAGATTTCGCATTATCAAATTCTGTCCCCATCGTACCGATATATTCATTAATATTACTTACATGAGAATTTGTAGAAGTATCGGATTCTTCCATTGCCTGTTTTAATGCTTGCTTAAATGTATCGGAAGAAATTCCAAGATTTTCAAGTGATGTTTCTACGGTTTGGAGCTGTCCATCAAAATCAAATGCATTGTCTTTCACATTTTTTAAATCACCGCCAAGACCGATAAATTTATCCCCGGAAATTCCAGTTTGGTCTTCAAGGATTTTTAATGCTTTTCTAACAACTTCAAAATCGTTAAATGCGTCAGCTGTGGAGTCTTTAAAGTCCATAGCTTTTTTTACCTGTCCAAGTCCTTCCATGACAAATGCAGTCGCACCCATATTAGTTGCGTATCCCCAAAATCCTTGGAATTGTCCACCAGCTGTTTGTGCGACATCACCGAGATTTTTTATCTTTTCTGCAAGTGTAGTAAACCCGCCATTTCCAGCCGTTTCCGCTGCTCCACCAATATCACCGATGATAGCAGGAAGAGAAGATGCGGTATCAAGTGGGAAATTTAAAAGTTTTGAAGCTAATGAACCGATTCCACTTGCAAAGGAAAAGATTTTGGTGGCAATATCTTTGGCTATTTTAATCGCAAACAATGTTCCGAATGCAGCACCAACTTGTTTTATAAATTCTGGATCAATTCCACTTAATTTTTCAGCCAGCCAATTAATTGCATTTGCAATACCGTTAATTAAATCCGCTCCGATATTAATTATTCCTTCAAGCCCGGTAATCAACGCATCTGCAAATCCCTCTGCAAATGGTTGGAATGCAGACCATAAATTTCCAAGAGCAGTTCCAACAGAATTCCAATCAACCTTATCAATAAAATTCTGTATTGAGGTTTTTACACGGTCAATGCTACTCCAAATCCACTCCCAGTCAACATCAATAACTCCGAAATTATCAAGCGCAAGTACAATTCCACCGATGCCAAGTGCCATTGACGCATAAGGATGTTTTGCCAGTAAAGAAAGTCCTTTTCCTAATGGGCTGTCTTTTCCAATGATTCCACCAATAAAGGTTAATCCTTTGAATCCAAGGATTGCAATGGAGATTTGTCCAAGCCCTTTTCCAATTGCCTGCGCAGTTTCCGGGCTGATATTTTTTATTGCATCGGCAATTGAGTTCAAGCCTCCAGGAAGTGTTGTGTTAATAAAATTCTCTCCAACATCGAGCAAGTCTTTAAAGAAATCTACAATTCCTTGCCCTACATTTTGAGCAAATGGCGAAAGAGCATCCCAGAAGTTTTTCAATGCCGAATTAAGTTCGTCCCAGTGAATGTTGTTTCCGAAATTTGTTAATGCGTCAACAAGTTCCGGGATTGCACTATTCATTGTCCATGTACCTACCGGCACTAAGAATTTCTCATAGAAATCCATAAGACCAGTCCAAACAAATTTTGTTGGCTTTTGAAGCATTGTAAAGAAACCGGAAAGCGAGCTATTCAGTTTACCCCAATTGATTTTATTTAGTAAATCATTCGTAATATTAAAGAATCGAGGAAGCCCGGAATTGTCAGATAACATCCATAATCCAATTGGTTTCAGATAATTATTCCACAAATCTTTCAGAGCTGTAATAGAGAAGTTTCCAAGCTTGCTAAGACCTTCATCATAAAGTTTCTTGATTGATGCAGTTGTTGGTTTAGCCGCTTTACGAATTTTTTTAAATACAGCTACAATCTGATCAGCGGTATCATTTGCCTTATTATTCATTTCTTCAAAAGCTTTATCCCATGCAGCCTGATACTCTGACAGGGCTTTATCTAATGCAGCATCCAGTTCTGGAAGGTGTGCACTCGCACCGCCTCCACTTCCGGAAGAGCCGGAAGAATTGCTAACTTTTGCATCATTTAATTGATTTAATTCATCAAATGAAAGCACAGAAAGAGTTTTTTGTAATTTCTTCGCATTGTCATTTGTTTTGTCAAGCCCGGAAGCTGCATCTTCTGTACTATCTGCAATACTTCCCATATCAACTGCGGCACTTCCTGTGGAAGCAACATAATCGGACATTTTGATACCCAAAAGTCTTCCAACCCACGAAAAAGCTCTCTGAATTGCAATAACAAAGGCGTTTATATATGGAAGAACCTTTGAGATAATCGGAATGAATAATGAACCTATTGTCCTTGAAAGTGCGGAAAAGTTAGATTGTAGTAATCTAAGTTGGTTTGCCGGCTGATTTATCGTATTAGCCAGGTCACCCCATGCATACTTTGAACTATTCAAGATTGTTATAGTTCTCAGAATAGCCTTGTCCGATTGACTTAAACTTGATACAGTAGCGTCAATTCCAAGATTATAAAGTTCCTGTTGTAAATTTGCCACACGGATATTAATGCCGTATTTATCAAGCGCCCTGCTCATTCCGGTTATGCCGGATGCCATATCGTTCCAAACATCATCGAACTCAAGATTTTTTACAGATGCAAGGTCAGCTCCAATTTCTGTTAAAACTTGTGAAACCTTAGTTGATGCATCTGCTGTTGCCCCCATTGATGACGCCATCTGTGCATAAGTAGCTTGATAGTTCATCGTTTGTTTTGGATCAAGTCCAAGGCTCACGCCTTTTGTTCTAGTCAGATCACCTGCATCTGATACTTCAAATCCGGTCATTTTTTTTGTCAGCTCTTTTGCACGCTTTTCAAAGGAACCGACATATTCCTCTGCGGATTTTACTCCTGCATTCTGCCATTTGCTGATATCTAATCCATCAGTAACTTGATCGAACGCAGAATTAAAATAATTAAGTGTTTCAACATAATCTGATGCAGAATTTACAGAATTCCAAAGTGCTTTAATTCCTCTTGTCACCGTGAAGAATTTCGCATATAATCCGGCAAGTTGTGAAGTTAATGAACCAACTTTTTTTGAAGTTACGTTTGCATTATTTCCAAATCCAGTTAAAGCAGAACTAGCAGCTCCAATCATGGATGATAACTTTTTCCCAGCATTTCCAAGTCCGTTTGTGGAATTTGATAATCTCGAAAATGAATTCGAAAGAGAATTTGTGGCTTTATTTATTTTTCCACTTGCAATAGCTAACTGTGCCAAAGCTTCTGTCATTCTTATTGTATTTTCGCTGATTCTTGGCGCAGTTTTCATTACATTGAAGAACGACAATACTTCATTCGCTAGTGTTCCAAGTTGGCTTGATGTTTGCCCGATTTTATTCCCAGCGCTTGCCAATTGTGCAATTGACTGAACAAACCTATTTACAGGTTCAGATATATCGCCAACGCTCGTAAAGCTCTCTACGATTGATTTAAGATTTCTTCCAAGCCCAGGTAATTCAGCTGATACATTTGCAATGTATTCACCAGAATTTGCTAATCTAGCCATTGAATTGACAAAGCGATTAACACTGGTAGATACATCCGGTATTTCCGATAAGCCTGATAATTTAGTGATTATTTCTCCGAGTTTCCCAGAATCAAATCCACTAACATCAACCTGGCTAAGCCTGTTGATTGAGTTGATAACTGCATTCAGTCCAGAACCTTTATAATCTACTCCACCCATTGTCTTTATGGAATTTGAGAATTTTCCAATTCCAACAGCAATGCTTGTCATTTTCCCTATATCAAGTTCTTTTAGCTTTCCAAGTTCCCTTACACAACTACGTAATCCGTTTGTATTAACTCCGCTTAATGCGGAATTAACTTCTGTGAGTTTATTTGAAAGATTAGTCAGCGCACGTACTGCTTTTTCTGTACTACTGCTAATTTGTATATCAAGGGTATCTATGGTATTATCAGCCATAAAAACACCTCCTTTTAATCAAAAAAATAAAGGGCAGACAAGACTTATTCATCCTGCCTGCCCTTTTCATGGTTAAGCTCAAAGTTCGCCTGCATGAGTTGCAAGCTTGCCAAAAGTGCGTTTCTCTGTTTTTTCTTTTCTTCTTCGGAAAGTATGCCTTCCTGTTTACGCTTTTCTTCCTCTGCTGATTCCAGTAAAGGTTTCTTCAAATACTCTGCTTTGGATTTTTTCCCCATTAAAGCATTTGCAACAGCTGTGAATGTGGCTGATGTTTCATAAATGCCCGCTTGCCAAAGCTCAGCGTCTTTTCTTTTTTGCCGTATCTTTTCAGCTTCGAGATAAGGTTTTAATTCCGCTGGAGTAGAATCCATAAATTCTTCTTTAGATACACCGATAGAGAGGTATAAAGGAAGAATCTCTTTGTAAACAACTTCTCGAAAAGTTAATTTTTCTTTTTGTGATCCTGCGGAAGCTTCGTTGCATTCTTCTCCACTGCCTGTGCTTCTGCTACTGCATTCAGCAGACCGGATAAAAAACCATTTTTCTCCAATTCTTTGTCGAGAAGTTGGTATAAATCAAATCCGCTTTTTGGATTTTCCTCAGTTCCTTCATCTTCGTAATCATCCAAAAGGTCACAGACTTTATCAAGAGCAGCTTCTTTTTCAAAATCACTTTCATACCCAAACTCTTCCTTGTGCTTCTTTTGAAGTCCGGCAAGAAGCAGTTCCGGGAGAAGAGAAATCATCTTCTGAAGACTTCTCTCTTTTCCATCTGTAATCCCCTGTACCTTGTCTAGCACATCTGTTTTTGTAAGAAGTCCGTATCCAAATACAACCTTATATTCTTTTCCATGTACATTAAAAGTTACCATTTTATAATCCTCCAGATATATTTATTAGCTGAGTGCCATTGCGCCTGTGGAATCTGCTACTGCTTTTGCGGTGTCTAAAGCCTGTGCAAGCTCTTCGGAAACAACTTTTGTATCAAGACCTTTGTATTCCTGAATAATGAGAGACAGCGGAATTGTTGCTGCTTCATTCTGCCCAATGTCAGACAGTGGAATATTTTTTCCAGGGTCTGCGATAACAAAGAATGCATCTTCGAGGTCTGGAAATACAACTTCAAACCAAACTCTAAATCCTTTTGTCTTTCCTGTTGCCGTATCAGTCATAAGCTTCTTTAATGCTGTGATAACATCAGCGTTAAGATTGAAGGTTACATCCCAAGTACCACCAGTATCCTGTCTACCAGATGCGTACTGTGTAATGAAGTCTTCGAGTGCGGATACGTCAATCTGTTCTGTATCAAGAGAAATTCCACCAATAGAACTACATCTTTTTAACCAGGTGAATGCAGTTGGCTTCGTTCCTTTAACGGTTTCAACACCGTAATGGAAAGTTACGCCAAGAGTTGTTAAATCTGCCATTTTAATAGGCTCCTTTCTTTAATTTAAGCTTTATGCACGTAACCCTGTGCCGGGAGATAGCGGATCACCGCCTTTCTACTCTTCTTTTCCAGCTTGCTTAATAAGTTGATTTACATAATTACTTAATCCGGCAACGATAATGCCTTGTGTAATTGCGGTAAACAATGCCATTGCAAGTTCCTGTGAACCGGAAACTTTAGATGTTGCAAAAACATAAAGACCGCAAATTAACACGCCGAGAATCCCTAAAATCATCGGAATAAATTTGTCAGAAATACTCTCTGATTTTTTAATCATTGCTCCGATGAAATAAAGAAATACAACGACAACAAGTAATTCCGGCTTTACATAGCTTAAAATCTGATCCATAATCTCACCTCGCTTTCGTTTTAGGCATAAAAAAAGAACGTCTATGCGTTCATTGGGTTTAAAGTAATTTTCCTGTATATATTCGGCTGTATCGGCTCACAAGCTTTTTGATTCCACTGTCACCAAAAAACATAGGCTCCGGTCCGTATGTGCGGCGGAATCCCATGCTCACCATAGTTTTGTGACTTATCTTGTCCAATTCATACACTCTGGTTAGTGCTTTGCTCCCAGACGTGAAGCAGTTTACTTGAAATGATGGCATTGTTGCGCATTCATCTCCTTCGAGGTCACCTCTCGTAATTGGATTTCCGAGCATGTAAAGCTGTGCATATGCTTTTTTGCCAGAAGCATTTGTTTCGCTTCCATCCATGGAATAATTGTCTGCGCCAGTAATCTTAGAAACAGCCGCTCCCCACCTTGAAAAAACTTCCAATACAGGAGATTCTATTGTGTCTGGCATATCTGTCACCTCACAATAAAAAATGCGCCCACTTTTAAAGTGAACGCATTGCATTTTATGCTACAATTTAACACTGTAATGATAACATAATTAGTTGGTATCATTCAGTATATTATGGTATCTTCTTTAAGAAGAGAACACCTCTTTGGCAATTTTACGGATATTCTGAATGATTTCTACGCTTGCCTTATACATTGGCATTGTGGCTTCTGTACCATAAGAGCGAACCCATTCGCCAGAATCAGAAACATATACCCAGGAATCGTATTTTCCTTTTCCTTGTCTGTATGAACCGATTGTATAACCTAATTCTTCTCCTTTTGGATGTGGACTAGAACTGGCTGCACCATTGTAGTGAATACCTGCACCAAACTCTATAAACAAAAGGTCTATTCCTTCACATATTAAATGGGCTTCTGCATAGTCCCCAAAACTGTTAATTTTGATATAAGTATTATGGTTCTTATCGGAATCACCTTGTGCTGCTAAAATATTTTGATTAATGACTGGAATCCCTAATTCACATAATCTTTTTATGAAAATTTCATTTTTGTTCCTTAAAGATTTTTGATAATTTTTTATTTCATCAATAGCTTTTTGGATTGATTTCTGTGATAAGGTACACTTTATTGTTTTACCCATTTTCGTTCCCTCTTTTAGAAATTCCGTATCTGGCAATATTGCCTTTTTGTGTGTCTAAAATCTTCTTTAGTGTGTAGTCTGGCAATACTGTAGGTTCTCCATCTTCGTCCAAAATAAGGCTTCCATCCTCGCTTATTTGTGGAATTCTGTCTATCCAAAATATATCTGCTTCCTGTGGATGGAAATTTCGATTAAAGCTTGTAATGTACCTGTCGTAATCTGGCACTATTCCGGCTGCAATTTCTTCTGGTGTTCCAGCTGTAGATGATACAGAAAAAAAGTATAGAACTGGTTTCTCATAAACTTTACTACGGTCTAATCCTTGTGTTTTCTCGGATATTCGTGACCAATATACTTTTTGCTTTTGACGGACTAATCCTCTCATATTTCCTCTCTTTCTTAAATTTGGTTGCTTAACTAAAAAAGCATCCTTTAGTTAATTAGTTTCCACTTTCGGTTCTTCTTCCTTATTAACATCCATCAGCTCATTATACTGTTCCTCAGCAATTCTGCCCGTTGCGAAGAAAATATCAATCTTATTTTTCAAATCATCTGTCAGACCGTTTTTCTCTTTAAGTTTCAGTAATGTTCTATATAACATAATCATACCTCCAATTCTGTAAGTGCTACTGCGTATTCGCTGTTAACGTAGGCTTCTGCCGCCTGTAAATCAGTGTTCTGAGTACGTGCGTCCATGTCATAGATGTACTCCCTCGTATCACCTATCTGCTGTTTTACATAGTCCCAACCGTTTTGCATTGAAATTGGATAATTGAACACTGTATATCCGTCAAGCTGCTCTGAATTGATAGATATATTTGTGGTTGGATAATATGTTGCAAGTGATTTGAATGCGGCAATTTCTTCGGGTGTGAGGTCAATTTCTTCTGGTTTGGCAAGAGCAATGTATATCTTACAACTTTTTATAAACTTCAAAGCTGAATCCATATCATTAGCTTTGGTAGTGCATCTAAATGTAAGCATATTCGACACCTCAGCATGAGTCGAAACAATATTATCTGCTACTCCGCTCCATACATCGTCTGCACTTGCCGGACGTAATTTGTCACATAAAATAATTCCAATTTTATCGTTGGTTGTATTTTTTATATATTTATTTATTGGTACTTGATGGGAATTATTATTTCCCGGTCCATATCCGCTATCCAATACCGCTACTGGCGAAACCATCCTAACCAACTTCCCACGTTCCACATCCGCATAGTCACTCACATACTGCTGACCATTGATTGTGACGTTACCGCCTGATTCTACTGGGATAGCGTTTAATGTGTATGGGAGGGTGACGGTCTTAAATTGTGTTCCATCTTCGTTTGATAATTTTACAGTCGGATTCACAACGCTCTTAATCTCCTGCGGATAATCAGGGTTTGGGCTTGGGATGCCACCGGTGTATGGTTCGTAGGCATGTGCTTCTGAACCTTTTTCGAGCATAATTTTAATCGTTCCATTTACAGTCGCAGAAGCTTTGATATTCAACCAAACCATAACAGTATCTTCTGGCTGAATATCAAATGTACCACTTTCGTGCCACACATTGTTTATAATAACTCTTATCGAAACATTATTATCTGTTGATGCTACACTTACTGTATATTTACCTTCTGCGAGATTTGTAAACGACACTACTTGAAATTCATTTGAATCAGTATTTAAATTGTTTATTCCATGAATCTGTATCTCTCCTATATTTATCGTTTTATATGTAAGACCATTATAAGTTCCATCAGATGTAATATGTTTGTCAATTAATTGATATCCACTATATTGTTTCTGTTCAGACTTCCCATACATCATCATATCCATAATTTTGCCATTGTCAGAATCGGCAAGATGAGTTTCGCCTTGTGAACTTGCGTAGAATTTGGTGATTTTGGTGGATATATCTTCCTTTATCGAACCAATAGCTTCTCCAGTTGCTTTTGCTTCTGCAAGCCCACCTTCTATAGTCAATGTAGTGTCTGGCTGTGATACACTCTGGATGTCCTTAATAGCTTGTTCTTTTGCGGAATTTACATTTTGAACAGCTTCCGCAGATGTGTTTTTAGTAAGCTCCAAAAGCTGATTTATAACATCTTTTTCTTCCTGCCCTATCTGCGGTTGATCAATCTCGATACCCTCTAGCACTGGTACTTCCGCTATTGCGGTATTCCATTCAACACTAATATTTGAATCGGAATCCGTTTTAACAGCGCAAACAATAAAACGTACCGTTCCCATATACCTTGCTGCATTTCTTCCAATCAACCAAGAAAAAGTTACATTTTCGCCATCTACAGCTACATCATCACAAATGTATTGGTCTTTGATAGAAACATTAAAATCCACACTGCTTACGTTTTCAAAGTTAATTCTGACTGAAAATTTGGATAAATCAAGATTATCTCCTACAATTTTGGGACATGAAAATTTAATACGTTCTGCATTCTTGTCAGATTGCACCCCACCAACTACGATTGTAGAGGGCACGAAAATAGTCCTTGTCTTAGCAACAATCGTGCATATATCGGATTCTTCAGAAAGCAAATTAACATCTTCTTTTGCGCTCATAAGTAAATCAAGTGCTGTTGCCATATTCTACCCCCTCTGTGATACTTTGGTTTTACCAGTAGTTATAATGTATTTTCCGTTATCTTTCACTCCGGTAACAGATACAGAAAAATAATCCCAAGTAAGGGCTTCTGGCGGAATTTCACATTGATTGTTTTTCAGTATTACTGGGTATTCTCTTTCCATTCTCCAAAATGAAGCAGCTGTTTTACATCCGTTCCACTCTGTTGAAAAGATAAACAATGCTTTAAGATATCCAGTCGTGCCCTTTACCAGTCCAGAGAAATCACACTTGGGATCTGGATAAATTCTTTGATTATTTACAATAAATCTTAATACTCTCATGCAGTCATCCTTTCCATTCCAACAGGGGCTACATATGTAAATTGGTTTCCCAAAATATCTCTGGCTGTGCCAATTACGAAATGGCTGTAGTCTGCCAGAATATTGCATACAAATTCCTCTGCATCAACCCAATATTGTTTTTTAATCATACGGTGAAGCTCTGGCAGTAGACCGTAGCTGAACATCACACAATGCCCTAATTCGTGGATAAATACACGGTTCATAAGTTCTCCATGTAGGTTATTTGCAATCGAAATAACACCAGTAGAATAATCAGATACAGCAAGTGTTCTATTTCCAGTGCGGTCAATTAACACGTTATCGTGTGGGGATACGAACTGTACTCTCCATAGGTCACCGTTCATGTAAAATTGTCTTAGCATGGCTTATCACCATCCTTTTCTCAACTAAAAAGCCCCTGCCGCACTACTGCAACAAGGGCTTAATCAATATTGTAATCATGTCATTTGCTGAACCAAACGGCTCAGGTCAGTTTTCATCTGCTGTCTGAGCGTTGCATCTGCATCCGACCACATTTCCGTAAGGTTACGAATAATATCTGACGTGTATTCTTTCATGGAATCATCCATTTTTCTCTTGGATTCAGAATCCTTAGAATCATGATAGTGCCTACGATTCTCATCGTATCTATCATAGGATTCGCCATATCTGGACTTCTTCCAATTCATATTCATACCATCATTTTCCATATCACTACGATCTGGATGATATCCCATGCGGTACATATTGTGCTCAAATTCTGGATTGTTTAAATACTCATCCATCCAGTCATCATCCTGCATATACAGATACGGTCTATATCCTTTTCTGGTTCCCCTACCTTTTGGAGCGAAACGCCCATTTGAATAGCGGTAACGGTCATATCCCATGCGTCCAAGATACTTTTCTTCCTGTTCGCATTCATCCATAGCTTCCACAATACGATAATCTTTATCAGCGCAAATCGCACATTTTACTGCTTCCATGCAGTCTTTCAAATCGTCCCAGTCTTGAGCACTAAGATTATCAAAGCCATGTGTTTTGGCTTTTTCCATAGCCCATTTTCCCATTTCCATTGCAACTTTATGCATTACAGTGCCCCCTTTCTAACAGCCTGCGTAACAGGTGCTTCTGTCGTTGGGGCTGTACCATTAATTGCTTTCAAATTGTTGCTCGGACTACAAGCCGGATTTCCTAACATCTTGAATACTCCGCCAGTTGCACTTGTAGCTACTCTGGTTGCGTACTTCGTTCTGGTTCTTATTCCACAAGCCGTAATCTGTGCGCAGCAACGATTTTCTAGCGGATACAAAGTTGTTCCTGTTCCTATCTGAATCATTACCGGAGCAGTAATTGTAGTGGCTTCTGGTATACTTTGTGCAACAACAATACAATATTTCTCTCCATTGTTGTAACTGCCTGCTGGGAGTGTGATTACAAGATTACCTCCTGTAAACGCAACAGCTTGGCTTATTACAAGACGGTTGCAGAGCTTACAAACATTTTTACAACTCATATTTCTACCTCTCAATCAAAATAAGAGGTGAGCCGCAACCCACCTCTTAGAATTTAGTCAACCTCTAAGGGTGAGTTACTTAGCAACAACCGTTACCATATGTATTACATCCTGCGTATGCATATGGAGCTGGAACCTGGAATGCAGGAATCGGAGCCGGGTTGATTGCATTGATTAATCTCTGAGCCTGTGCATACATCTCTGTTGTAAGCAATGCAGACTGGCGATCCTGGGATGCAGCACGTTTCAGATCAGAGTTCTCTGCCTGTAATGTTGCAATCTTATCGTTAGTCAGGAAGTCAAGGATTGCTCTTGTGTTGCTGTTCTGATTTTCCAGAAGGTCTCTGGTGTTGTTGTTCATTGTGTTCTGGAGAGCACAAGTGTTGGTAGCAAGGTTGTAGTTGATACCCTGTATAGCTTCTCTTGTTTCACAACAGCAGCTTGCAAGTTGAGACTGTAAAGCATTTGTATTCTGCATACCGGCTACAGTATCAGCATTGATTGCCTGCTGAACGCCGTTGAAGCCTTGAAGCATTCCGACATTCATACCATTAAAGCCACTCTGCATGGTATTGTTAAGAGAATATGTGCTGTCACAGATACCCTGCTGAATACCTCTGATACCATTTTGAATATCATTAAGGGCGAATTCCTCATTAATATCTGAACGGGTAGCCCATCCTTGGAAGCCGGCACCGTTCGCACCGTTTCCACCGTTACCACCAAAGCCGCCGCCCCAGCCGCCAAAACCTCCCCAGCCGAAGATTGCGAAGATCAGGACGAGCCAGATAAGTGAAAAGCCATCACCGCCCCACATATCATTGGCACGGTTATTAGAGCCTGTAGCAGCTGCAATGTCGCTAAGGCTGTAATTTGAACCATTCATCATGTTTTTAGTCTCCTTAAATTTTATTTACAATAGGAGACATCCGCGGCTGTCGTCCCAAATTGTAGCGATTCTTAATCACCCAATTATGGGGAAGTGTTATAATCCAAGGAATTTCTGTATAATTCCATCTGGAGATAAATGCTTTTCTTCAAAAACATTCTGTTGGATTTGATGCAATTGACTTGCGTCACCTTTTTTATATAAATCCAACGCATTTTTTAATGTTGGATTATTTCCTGCAAATTTGCTCATATCGTTCATCATGTTATCAACACTTCCGAACCTCTGAGTAATCATTTTCTCAAATTGCTTTTTCATCATGGCGTTTGGACTAAAATTCATCTCTGTTTACCTCCATTCTGCTTGGGCTCCGGTGTTCCCGATATAAATGTCGGGAACATACTCTTTATTTCGGAAATCTCAGAACAAACATCGTTCCGAAGCTGATTAAACATAGCTTCTATGTCAATCGGTTTTTCTTCTGCCTTTGGTTGCTGTTGTTCTTCCGGATTTATAAGTCGATAAACAAAAATTCTACTTCTTCCATCTGCCTGTAATTGTTTTCTATATATTTCTGTTCCATCTGTTTTGGGATAATAAACAGGATTACCGGACATATCTACATCTTTTGCCTTTACAGTATCAATGCCATCAACCATCTGTCCTTGCAACATGGGGATTTGTGGCACTTGTGGCATTGGTTGTTGAATTTGTGCCTGTCCGTATGGCATTGCCTGCTGATAACTATTCTGCAATTGTGCTAATCTATCTTGATACGGCTGTATTTGTTGAAATGGTTGCGCAAAATACGGATTACCATACTGCATATCTCAAACCTCCCTTGTTTTTATAACTATATTTTACAATAATAAGAGGTTAATTAACACGCCATGATAACGCCATAAATGCGCCATTTCTATGAATACAAAGAAAAGCCCCGACAATACATCGGGGCAACTTTCATAATTTTCTTTTTTAATTTTCTATTTATGCGGTCTACGGTTCTTGTACTGTACCCCATGATTTCTGAAGCTTCTGCAAGCGTTTTTTCTTCATAAACACGCAATCGGAATAACTCCTTTTCTCTAGAATCAAATCCAGCTTCACGCAAATAGAAGATTCTTTCATCTTCTGAAAAGTCTTTATAATCATCCATTCCACTGTCCTCCCTGTTAGTGGAATCAATATTTACACCGGGAAAATGCCTTTTAGGGCAAAGCCTAAAACAATACCAATTATGCCAGTTATGACATAAGCAATTATTTTGTCCTGTAACTTTCCTGGTTTTTCCATGAGTGATTTTAAATTGTCGTTCATTTCGTCAACTGTATCCTTAATGTGTCCCAGGTCATTGTTGTATAAAGCAATTTTCTGTTCCAACGCATTGATACGATTAAAAAAGCCTTCATCCCTTTTGGAATGCTTTTCTTTCATCTCATGGACGGCACTTTCCAATTCTTTTAAGCGGTGTTCGTTGACGCACTCGTGTTCACATCCCATCGCTATTCCTTTCCATCACTCCCATTTTTAAGATATTGCTTCTACCCACCTAATTTGAAGCACCCCTGCGATACGTGGGAGGATTGACGTATCACGCACACACCATCTTAGAATCCGATAAATGGAAAAACTCCATGATTTACATAGATTTCAGTTTCGGAATCCCAGCTTCTATTCACAGAGGATTCGGAATGTGATCCTTGAAACTCAGCTCCCTGCTTTACTAGAAAGAAAAGAGCCAAATCAAATATGCAGTCATAGCATTTCTCCATATCGGAATTTATTTTCTCATCACTGTAAGATGAAGGATAATTCCTTTTCTTCTTAAATGAACGAATAGCCCTCTTTGCTGAAAGAGGAATCATCCTCGCAGTTTCTTCATCATCTTCAAGATAATTTGTCAAGTCCTCTATAAGCTGTTCGTCCATTTAATCACCTACCTTTGCTGAGATAAAATCTCTGATATTATTCCAGCCTTATTAGTTGCTGTCAGGGCATAGCCGTTATCACTTGCGAGTTGTCTTAACTGAGATACAGTCATATTAGACAACTCGCTTTCTGTATACTTATGTATTGATTCATTGTAAGCACTTTCTACAGATGGTGACTGGCTGTTTTCATCGAGACTATGCCCGGTTATTCCCCCGCTTTGGTACCGATCACGATACCGCCGTTAGCTTTCGGTGCGACCGGAACGAACATGCCGGATGCTTTTGTCCATACTGCAACTGGGTCTGGTGTAGCCCACATGGAAAGAGTAACAAAGGAACGATTCTCTTCCTGTATAAACTGTCTGTATTCAAGTTCTTCTGGAGTTACGCCCCAAAGACCAGAACCAAAGGAACCATTTGCATTTGCTTCATACAGAGTAAACACATCTTCTTTGAAGTATCTTCCTGTTTTCAGAGTTCCGTCTGCTTTTCTGTAACGATATTTTTCATCACAGCGATCAATTGTGAATCCGTACTCCTGCATAAGCAGATTTGTAAGCTCCTGTTTTGTCAGAAGACGTTTGTTTGCAGCTCCAAGAACTGCGGTCTGCATTGCAGTATTGTTCCGCATGTAATTAATCATCTTGAGAGAAGTAAGAGCTTTGTTTACCACATATCCGTTATTTTCTGCAATGGCTACCATCTTCTGGATATCGCCCATGATATCTGCGTCTGGCTTAGACCAATCAGTAAGTGTTACTTTTGCATCAGATGTAACGCCGTAATCAATGCTCATATCCACATGATTTTCCTTAATTTTTACAATACCAGTGGAAAGGAACTGGCCTTTCATTACATTCGCCCTTGCGACTACGCCCTCAAAAAGATTGGCTGCATCGTCAAATACAAATTTTTTGAGATTATTGTCATCCGGAACACCATTTTCGATTGCCTGCTGTAATCTCTCAGACTGATTGATTTTTCTCTTGATGAAAAGCTTCTCGGTCAATACCTTTTCAAAGCCAGGTCTGGAACCGATTTCTGCTTCGGTATCAAGTGCGTGAACAAAAGCTACCTCTGGCAGTCGCTGTCCAGCCATAAGTCTGTAATACTCTGCTTTCAGATACTGGGTCTTTGTATCTGGGAAAATGGTACCGAGGATGCCGGGTCTTTTTACATCAAAACTCTGGGAGAAATTAAGTCTCTCTTCCTCTGTGATTGTTTCTAATACATTAAATGGCATTTGTCATACCTCCTTAAAATACTGGGTCTTCTGTGACTACAAAAACAATTCCGGATTTTTCAAGTTCTGTTTTTGCAGTAGTGTCAACTGTTACTGGAAGTCTTTTTTCGAGAACACGTCCTGCGACAATCACAGAAATTGGTCTCTTGGTATCATCTGTCATATCAACATCTTCAAATACAATTCCGATTGCGCCTGTCGCATTTGTTGGATATACGGAACCTGCTTTAATAATTTTCTTATTTCCAACTGTTTCAGCATTTGTCTGATCTGCTGTGTAGGTTTTAAGTACAAGTCCAACCTCAGATTCAAGAATATTTGGAGTGGACTCATACTGCTCTGTTTTCATAAAAGCCATTATTTATATCTCCTTTACTTAAATATTTACAGGGGCGTTATCGTCCGCTGATTTGGTTTCCTGGTTCATTTTTGCTGAGTAAGCTTTTGCAAATTCAGAAGCATCACTTTTCACTGTAGGTTTGCCGCCGCTACCGCCGCCCGGATTCGGAGTGTTTTCCAATGCTTCCTTCTCCCAAGCTGCTTTTGCAGTATCAAGTGTCGCTTTATTTTCTGCGGAAATTCCATCAACAAAGGTCTGGGCTTCTTTAAGAGCATCATCCGCATTTATGTTGGAAAAAGCTTTGATCGCTCCGGCGTAAGCATCCCCTTTCATTCCTGCATTAGCAAAAATGGAAGTAATCTTTCCTACAAGGGCTTCTTTCTGGGACGTTGCAAGTGCAGATTCAAGGTCTGAAATTCTCTTCTCATTTGCCGCTTTTTCTTTCTGGCGTTCCAGTTCTGCTTTCTCGGCTTCCGTCATGTTCTGCTTTTTCAACTCTTCCAACTCTTTTTCCAGGGAATCTGCTTTTTCAGCTTTTTCCTTCAGAGAAACATTTTTGTCTTTCTCTTTCTTAGTTTCAGCAGAAATAGAATCAAGAAGCTTAGAAACCTGTTCCTCGGAAGGTTCTGCAACTCCCATACCAATAAGTGCCTGTTTTGCCTGTTCTCTTGTCATTGAAATCTCCTTTCTTCCAGTCCAATACGCTTTTTCAACACGGTTCGCTCCGCACATGGTCTGTACCCGATTTACGCTCACGGGCTGTTGCAATTTATTTGATTTTGGGTATTAAAAAAGAAGCCTTAGATTTCTCTAAAACTCCTTAAATAATCGAAATTTGGTTCATTCTTCGTTAGATGGAGAATTTGCCATTGGTTCTGTTTTTGACGGATTTTGAAACTTTCCGTCAAGTAATTGCTGTGCTTTCTGCATTTCCGCTTCCGGGTCTGCCAGTTCCGGGTAAATAGTTCCCAGATACGGTAAACTCATTTCGTAGACTTTCTGCGGATCACTAAATAAACCGCAGGTAATCAGCGCAATAAGCGGATGAATTTTATTTTTGAACAGATAATCAAGAGCCTGTGCTTTTACAAGCATATTGTCTGTTGGGTTTCTGGTTATCTTTACATCAAAATCTCGGGTTGAGATATTAACATCATTTGATGTACCACGGATAATATTCAGAATAATTCTGGCAGATTCCTTTTCAGCTTCCTTGGTGAATGCTTCTACCAATTTTGCATCTCTCTCTGCGAAATCCCATCCATTACGAAGGTATACAGCGTTTCCTGTATCCCCTCCGCTGTTGCTCTGTCGGTTTGGCATTGCTTCCACAATCAGCATGTTATTGTAGATATCATCCTTTGCAACCTGGCTCTCTGATTGATTCAATTCAGCGGTCATCAGTTCAACATCCGACTGACAGCCATTTCCAGTATCTTTTACAGAGATGGCACCAAGTTTTACCATTTTCAAAAACTCGTTTTCATCTACCTCGCAGTTCTTGAACTTCATAAAGGCTTGCACAAACTGTTCAACGCCATTTAATCTATCAGACTGGTATTTGTTGATTGCATCAAATAATGTAATTGCAATTTCAACGTCCGAAAGCCTGTCATGATTATTTGGACATTCGACAATAGGAATTCCTCCAAAACCGTTGATGCCATATTCGGTTACTTTTCCATTCGTGATTTTGAAAAACTGGTTCTTTGAATAGCATAAGTAGTATTGTTGCTCATCTTCATCCTTCAAAATCTGAACGGACAGCATTGGTTTTCCGTTCCTCTGCGAATATACAATGTAACAATCACCAGGATACGGAATAAAGATTCTAAACGGCGGTAAATCTCCGTTTTCTGTCCAGTCCTCTTCTTTCAGAATAGCCTTATAAGAAGTTCCTGTTGCACTTTGGTATATTGCCCTTTGGATGTTTCTTGCATCTGCATTGGCTTCATCCAGATAATCATTTAGAAGGTCAACTTGCTCATTTATTTTTTTATCTGCTTTTTTCTTTTTACATACATATTGGATTGGTTCCCCGCAAATCTGTCCAGCTTTAAATTTTACAGTTTCAAATGCGTGATTTTCAACCACTCTGTTATTGACTTCTGGACGGACTATTTTGTTTCGGTATAATATCGGCTGATCGCCTTTCATGTACCGATACAAGTAATCAATCAATGTTCGATTTCTATTATGTATGCCAATTGTATCTGATACTACTTTTACTACATTTTGCGGAGTGATTCGGTCAACGCCTGTGTAGGCTACTTTTCGCCCGAACTCACCTCGGCATAAATCTACAAAATTCATTGTGTTTCTCACGAGCCGAACCATCCTTTCTGCAAAATAAAAAGCACTGGATATTTTAATCCAATGCTCTACTTTATATTTTACACATATTAAAAGTATCTTTCAGTATACTTCAGTATCATTTTTCAAAACCTTTTATCTTTTTTATTTCTGCTATGGCTTTTAAATGCTTTTTTTTAATGTGAATCTCTGAATAACCCATCTCGTCTGCAATGCGAACCAAAGATTTGTACTCAACATAGTGCTTAAATAGTATGTCATATAGTAATGGATCTTCAACCTGTTCTATAGTTCGAACTATTTCTTGTCTTTTTTGTAAAAATTCAGATATCATTTCTGAAATCTCTTCTCGCAGATCAAATATCTTTGCAATCATATCCCCCATCGGATCACGTTTTACAGAAGTTTGTACCTTTTCCCCGACTGGAATTGCAGATACACTTGTGGAAAGAGAACTGAGCTGTTCTTCTTCGATAAGCTTATTTTTGATTCTGTTATCATAATTTTCAATCTGTCGTAAATATTGAGCTGTAGTCATCATATTCTATCTCCTTCCCCACATAAAATTTTTGGTTGCTTTTACTTCTGCAAATCTTTTGCCAGCAAGTGTTATTGCAAGCTGTGTAACTCCATCTGCGGCGTCATCATGCTCATTATCGCCAATATATACAAAGGTCGTTAATTCATCCATAGCCTTTTGATACTGCTTGTCTTGATATTTCGGAGCCAAAAATATGAAATTCTGCTTAACATCCCCGGAATATTGATTTATTTTTTCTTTTTTTGCTTGTTTTGAAGGTGCTTTTGTACTTGTCGTGCTGCAAGCGTATTTATGTTCTTTCAAGCGTTCATTTACATAATAGGCATACATATCTCCACCATTATTTGCTTCAAAATTGATGGATTGAATATTATTTCCCATGATTCTTCCAACAACTAATGGCAATGTTCCTTCTTTTGGTGCTGTGCTAAAAATCCAATCATAAATATATACATCTCCATTTTCGTATTCTGCACCCACTGGCATTGATAAGCTATCGCCACCACCCCACGCAACATCGCAAGCAGAAACATTTTTAACAAATCCACCTTCTGGGAGAACGCCGTTATAATATCTCAATTCATCAGCTGCAAACACAATTCCTTCACGCAAGAAGGGCTTTTGCTGATATTTGGCTTCCCATTCGTTAGCGTCTAACCTAGCTTTCATATCAACATAATATTTTGTTGAAAATCCAACGCCATATTCATAATCGAAATTGGATTCACCATCATCATTCAAAGCTGGAATTTTTCTAAACCGATACATTGGATTATCCCGATTTAGCTTCTCGATTTTTCCAAGAGGGTCATATAAATTCCATCTGGTTCCAACCATAAGTTCTCTTGCACCATCAATCTTACGGTCAACCATCTTGTTCAGATATTCTTGATATGTATTTTCCAATCGGGTAGGGCTTAATGAATGTTGCCTATCTCTTACAAGGTCATCCACGTACAAATACCCATCAGAAGAAATATCAACGGCACCTGTCCAAGTACCTTCAATACCACGGCAAGTCATTGTTGCAAATCGGTCTGGCTTGTCCAGGTTTATTTCAAAATCATCAGCACTCTGTTTTTGAAGTTTCGATTGCGAAAAAATTTCACTGTAGTTGTATTCCTGTGTATTAATGAGGTTAAGAAGTTCTCCATAGAATCCTTTTGCCAGTTTTCCAGAATGACCGCCCATGGCACTATGGCTATTCGGTCTTTTCCCCATTATCCAAGACATAAAGAAAATACACATAGTAGATTTTCCAACACGGCTTGGAAGCGATAAACCATAAAACTCTATTTTTCTTTCTTCCAAATCCTGTAAGTCTTGGGCTACCACATGTAGTGTTTTTCTTCGTGGAATATAAAATTTCTTGCTGCCTGGTCTGTTTTTTTCCATATAAAGCAAGTAACTTTCAAATAAATGTGGTGCTTCCAGTAACAAATACTGCCAGTAGATATCGTCAAAGTCACCACTACCAGTTAATGCAGCACACTTCTCTGCTATGTTATGTGAGTATTGACTTACTTTCATAGCCATTTTCCGTGCTTCTTGGTTCTTGTTGAAAGGAAGGTCAATATTCATGTTCAAGAGCAAATCAAAGCAATCTTTTTGGTTCTGATAGATTGTCATATCACTACTGATAATCTGATTTAGGACTGTCCGATACCATTCAAGCGAACCTTCTGTAATTTTTTCCATAAAAATAGAGCCAGACCTCCTTTCTTTTTAGGATTTAGTCTGGCTCTCATGTGGCTCTCTTGACTGGTTTACTTATTATTCAGCATTCTCGTCGGCTGTCATATCTCTTGTATCTACGATGGTAGAAGTGTTACTTCCCTGAATCTTCGGAACTTCACCATTCCATTTATCAATTTTCTGTTTTTCAATCAGTTCGGGAGTAAGAGATTCTGCAATTTTTCTATTTGCTTCCGCTTCGGCTTCAGCTTTAATCTTAATTGCTTCTGCTTTTCCTTCTGCATCAATCTTTGCCTGTTCCGCTTGGATAGATGCTTTTTCCTTTTCCTGTTCAGCCGCAATCAGTGCAACTTCTTTATCTTTATCAGCTTGTACTTTCGCTGTTTTAGCTTCAATGTTAGCAAGTTCAAGCTCCTGTTGAGCGTTCACTTTCTTCTGAATTGCAGCCTGTGTTTCATCATCAGTGGAAATGGAAGTAAAGTTTACTGTATCAATAATGATTCCATATGGCTCAAATTTCTGCTTAAGATATTCGTCAAGTGCTTCATTCAGTTCCTGGCGTTTATCACCGAAAACATCTGTTACTGGATACTTCGCAGTTACTTCCTGCGTCCATGCTTTCATCTTAGGCTTAATAAAAGTATTTTTCACAGATTCCCCGGATTGACCTTTGAACTGAGTAAATACATCAGTTACTCTGCTCTGATCGAATTTATAAGAAAATTCAAGGTCAACTTGAAGCGATTTACCATCTGCTGTTGGTGTCTTAAAGCTTTCATCTTTTGGAGAATCGCCCTTATCCTCAGATGTAAGATAAGACTGCTCGATTCCAACGGAATACAGTGAAGTTTTTACTGTAGGTGAAATCAAATGCCATCCCTGTGTAAGTACATTCTTAGAGATTCCTCCGTTCATTTTGTACTCTACCGCAATGTAACCAGCCGGAACTCTCACACTGCACTTTGCAACACATATAAGTCCTGCAATGATTACAACAGCTAATCCAATTCCACCTAAAAGTCCTTTTTTCATTTATTATCCTCCTCTTTTTGACTTTCGTCTTTATTTAACTCATCAATAGCATTTCTGCCAATGTGGTTCAATAATTTACCTAGTGGCTGAAATAATTTGTAAAGCAGGAACCATACTACTGCCGCTCCGCATACCACTAGAAATATAAATACTGGATTCATTTAATCACCTAACTTTCTGCAAATTTCAATAAAATCTGGCTTACTAAGTTCTTTCAGCTTGTCAGCATATTTTGGAAATTCATGTGTATATATCGGATGACCTAAAAGTTTTTCTGCGTATTCGTATGCAAGTTTTCGGTCATCCCCTATAAGCATACAAATTCCTGTATAGGTTTCAATTACTACGGCTTCTTGTTTTGTCATACATATCCTCACAATTTATTTTCTGATACTATTATTTAAAAATCATCTTCTTACTTCTGCGAAAACATTTTCAATTACTTTCCACTCTGCGAATACTGCCATTGTTAATAATGGTATTGCTGAAAGTCCCAAATTATTTTCAATCATCATTTGTATTGTAGCTATTAAATAATCTGCTACCCACTTGAATATAATAAAATTAGTGATTATTCGACATATCTTTCTGATTTTATTCATACATTCACCTCAAATTCTTTCTTGCAATTACTACCCTTGCATTTCAACTTCAAGTGCTGAATCTTCGTGTTTGGGCTAATCAGAAGTGCTTTCTTTTGGCAAAAAGGGCAACAGGCGTATTTCACTCCATTGATATTCCTCAATAATGCCTGTCCATTCCACGGTTCGGGTGGGTTCATGTATTCAGAAAAATCTATTCCTTCGGATTCTAATGCTGACTTAATACTCATTTATTCTTTCTTACTCCTTTTCGCCCATATCAGCACATTCCTTTGTTTTTCCTTAAATTAGCGTATCGGTCAACCAATGTGTCAACAGTAACAGTTAACTCGTTGATTCTAATACAGTCATCCTGGTGGCGTTGTTCATACCATTCTATAGATGGATGACCAGTATCTACATTTTCAATTCCATCAATCGGAATCTTCCAGTTATCATTTTCAAGAAGCTTTTGGTTAATTGTCTCCGATAAAGCTTCATAGTCCAGGATTATATGCTGTTTTTTCTCGCATTCATCAGCCAAACGAACAACTTCATTTTTCAACTGTTCTTCTGTCCAGTTTGCCATATCCTCAAATTTCATATTTACCACCTCTGTCTTCGAAAATTGTTTCTTCCAAGCATAAATTTTTCAGCTGAAAAATTATCCTCTACATCAATATGTGCTTCACGGTCTTGCAACTCATATCCGTTTTGGGTTAATTCAAGTTTTGCAGTATATTCAGCGCCGCAATTGGTGCATTGCCATTTCACATTTAAAAAGAGTCCTTTTTCTATAAAACGGTTCGTGAAATCGGCATTTTCACATTTCAATATTCCACCGCAAACAGGGCAATTGCGTTTATCAAGTAAATCTAGCATTCAAATTCCCTCTTCTCCCTATGCTTCATCTGGCATTCAATCATCTTTGCTATGTTTTCACGTTCCTGTTTTATTCCATGTCCCTGCCGGAACAATTCACATTCCAGAATCTGTCCACATTTGGAGCATTCGTCTTTTATTTCTTTACCACATACTTCAATCATTTTCATCACCACAGTAAATCAATAAGTAATTTGCAATTTTTCTAAGATCATTTTTCCCATACAGACGAATTCCATCTTGCAATCCTCTGTCAATCAGACAATCAGCTAACTTTATTGGTTGTGTAGGTGGCTCATCTTGGGATTTTTCTATCTTAAAATCATCGATTAAACCACCTCTATTTATAAGGTCAGAAAGTTCGCTCATCGGTACTATGTCTCCTTGTTTTCCATCTTGTTTTCCCGCCCAAAACTCGCAACAACACCCTGGCTCAGTAAAGTCTGCACAATATTCACTATCGCCATTGAAGCAAACTCATGTGAAGTCATCATGTCTTCTGCAATTCTTACAACTTTTTTCGTTCATAAATTACCTCGATTTAGAAAAATCCAGTGTGCCGACTTGAACGGCATAAATCTCCCAACGAGAAACACTGGAACTTTAGGGGGAAAATGCAACTTCTGGCAAATTGCCATTGCCAGATAGAAACAACAGGAATCGAACCTGTGTCACATGATATTGAGTATCATTGCTCTACCACTGAGCTATGTTTCTTTTTTCATCATAAAACGCTAAACTAGATGATTTTTTTAGAATCCCCGACTATCACTCCTCACGGGCATTGGTCTTATCTCTCTAAAAAGTTTTTGCACAAGATCGCTAGTGAGTTGCGTCTATATGCCTGCACGAATGCACACAAACGCATCCGCATTTATGTGCAAGAACTAACAATAGCTATGCTAAAGTAAGATATCCTATCTACACCTGGTAGATGGAATTGCAGGAGACGGATTCGAACCGCCGTTCTCAAGGATATGAGCCTTGCGAGATTCCACTTCTCTATCCTGCCGGAACCCGGAAAAACCGGGTTAGCAATAGGTTTATCGTGTTATGCTTTCCACTATCTACAAGTTTTAGTGCTGTAGATTCACTGGATATTTTTATGCGTCTTAGAACGGCATCTCTTGAAAACTCCTTTTATTAACGTGCGCTGCGTTAATATTTTTAACTCCGAGATATACCAGCCGGGAAATCAGATCCATTTAGGCTACGCCGTATCGCACCTAAATCTACCCAATCCACACGCTCAACTGGAAGTTTTTTCCACCCATATTACGGATGAATGGCATTTAGAAGAAATGGAAGCTCTAGGATTCGAACCCAGGACTTACGGCTTATGAGGCCGTTGCTCTTACCGCTGAACTAAGCTTCCTGAGATACCAGAAATAAGCCCGCCATAGATTTATTTCTGGCACTGTTGCAGTTCTTGACCGCCAGCCGCAACAAAGGTTTTCTGAAACGCTTTTGGATTTCAGAAAGTCTTCCGGGACATTTGAAGCCCCTTTAATCAGCCCCGTTGGGCTAGAAGACCGAAGCGAAAGTTGTATGAAAAAAGAAAATTTTGCAATATTTATCATATTGCAAACGGGGCTAGTCGGATTCGAACCGACAAATATAGGAACCAAAATCCTATGCCTTAACCATTTGGCGATAGCCCATCAACCCCGGCGCACCATTAAGACCGGGGAAGTCGTGATATTAAGCTAAACAAGTATATAAATTTTCCGCTCTTACCGATTACTCTTTTCCAGGATGGAAATTTTCTTTTCCAAATATTTAATAATTCCTAGTATATTCATCAATAAGAGCTTCCGCTACTCTGGATGCCTCGACTTATCACTTTCATAGGCTTTCCCGAGCCTACATGGATTAAGCCGAAACGGTGCTTTTATGAATTTAACCCTTTCGATTAACTCAATCGGGATAATTCCAATTGGAATTGGTAAATACATGGGGATTACCTCTTATTCTGCAAAAATCCAATCCTCTGCTAACATATCTGCTTGAGATGCAAGCCATCCCATCTGTACGCCAGATGTTCCGACAAAAGCAATGGCTTTGTTTCCGATTGCATCATGCTCACAATTTACAATTTCATTATCAGCAGTCTTATATGAAATTCCAGTGGCAATCTGAATGTACTGTTTCTTTCCATTCCAGCCTTTACGAGACACTTTAAGTCCTCTTTTCAGATAGCGGATAGCGTCACCGAATCCAAATGTTGACTGACCACCAAGAACACCACAGTTATTCTCATCAGCAATCATCCAGTCATCTCTCTGTGTGTGCATAAAAGTGTATTCCACTCTCTGCATTTCACGGATATCAAGGACTTCTTCCTGTCCTTCGTCGGAATCTTTTGGTCTGCAATGAATCATAATCGTCTGTTTTTCATCGTCCCAGCGCCAGTAACCGTTCCATCCTGGAAGTTTCATTTTTGCTCCCTGTTTCATAAGTTTAAATGTTTCTGAAAATTTCAATTCTATATCCTCATTTACCTCGTGCAAATTAAGAAAATATTCAGTGCGAAACATATTTCTAAACAAATACAGAATAAAATCTGTATTACGCTTGTCTTTCCTTCTTCGTCCAGTATGGCTAAAGTACCGGCAAGAACCAGAACGAAAAATGCAAGATTTACAGCTGTTCCGATTACATTAAGTGCATTCATTTTCTTTTTCCTCCCCAATTAAGAAGTCCAGAATTTTTTCTGCAATCTCTTCCTCTGGCTCAAATGGCATTCCACAGTAATTGTATGATTCTAAAGCCGATTTTAGGCTTGATTTGAAGCCATTGTAAATTTCTCCGTGTTGTAGTAATTCGTGCCTTAAAACTGAAATTGCATCAGCAATTGATTGAGAAGTGACACTAATTTGTGCCAAGCACTCCATCTCAATGTCTGGAACAGCCATCATTTTAAATTCAACCACTGGTATTTCATCTACTGCGGTATGAAAATTTACTGATTTCACTCTTGGAACTTCATTTCCATCAATAAAGCGTTTTGTACCAAGCCAATCATAAGGGTTGGGGTTTGTGATTTTTACGACGCTCATCCTTCTTCCACCTCCCCGAAATATTTCTTGTAAAGCTTATGGTTGTAATACCACAGATGTTGCATCGCAAAAATTTTATCAATACATTCCAAACCATAATACATTACTCTGTACTCGGCGGTTCTGTCTCCGTTTTCATCAACACTATAACCAGCTAATTCAGATTTTGATTTTGCGCCAAACCATCTACCATTCTTTGTAACAAACAAAGAAAGATTTCCATATTTGCAAACATATGTGGCAGTTTGAGTATCATACAATCTTCCATCAGCTAATATTGCTTTTGCGTGAATTGGCTTCACCAGTTTCCGAATTGCCGGGGATTCCTGTCCGACATTTTCATATGCTTGGTTTGTTTCGGAAACGCCTTTTTTATTTTTTGAGAAAAATTTAAGCATGTCTTTTCCTCCCGAAATATTCATCAACTGCCTGTCTCACAATATCCGATACGCTCCTGTCTGTTCGGTTCTTCTCTTCCGGAAGCCTTTTTTTCTGTTTTTCGGAAAACCGGATGCGGATGGATTCGGATTGTGGGTTATGCTTTTTCATAGGCAGTATCCATCTTTACGGAAAGAATCGGTTTGTCATCGGCTTTAGCCAGAAGCGTAATACCTTTCCCATTCTCCCTAGATGATGTCATGAGTTGAATATTTGAATTTCCGGTTTCGTTACAAATATTCAAAAGCTGTTGTGCTATATCCATCAACCTTGATCGAAGGTATCCGTCATTGCTTACTATTTTTTCCATCTTGTGCCTACCTTTCTGCGAATGTTATCAGTTATCACAAATCGTTTATTGCTTTTAATTTCTGATTAGCAATTTCGACCTGAGAAGCAAGTACGCTACGTGTCACATCTCTTATAAACGATTGTTCTAATGTCATGTTTTCACTGTAAAACAACGTCGGAGCTGTGAGTACATAGATTTCAATATCCAAATTACAAAGCCGTCTCCATATTTCTTCGATTTCATTCTTGGTATTTCCAATATCATCAACTCCGCAAATAATTAATGAATCACCCTTTTTCATGTTTTCACAAAGAAGTCTAAAATTATTATTTTCATCTGCCAAATCGAAAATAAACGAGTCAATTTCTTCGTTCAAAAGTATCTTTTTCTTTGCTTCCAACGGGAACCATAATCCAGATTCTCTTGCGTATCCTATCTTCATGCTTTATACCTGCCTTTCTGATATGCCTTATTTTTAGTATGGCAGAGAAACAGTTAAGGCTTACTGCTTGTCGTGTTCGAATCACTATCCCTGCCATGTTAAGGAGAGCTTTTTTGTTTTTTCGGGCGGTTTTGGTGGTAACTACCGCTGACTGGGGTTTTATATATACCCCCTCCCGGTCATCCAGTACGGACGCTGGCAAGTCAGCCCGCCGCCCCATGGGAACCGCTGCCCTTGCCTGGTCGCTGTCTATCGGATGCCTTCGGCAGTGGTCAAGGAAATGTCAATGTCTTTAATATTTTATCTATACGACAAACACAGATTTGTCTTATAGATCTATTTATTTTTCTATACATTATGCACAATTATAATCGTTATTACTGTACATGTTGCACAACTTCATGTGCTTACTTCCTTTTGTCCGTCCATCATGTACATTTTTACTGCTTCTGTGTTCTTATGAGCTTTACAATTCCGGCTTTTCCATCTCTGGAAGTTGTAAAGCGGCTTTGTGCTTCTCTGCGATCTCGGCGGCGGTTCGCCTTGGCTTTCCGCCGTTCTCGTCTGCGCTTCTTCCGTTTGGAGCATTCCAGCCATATTGAGTATTAAGCTTCATTGCAACGCCTGTATTATTCCTGTCACTAATTCCGATGTTAGACAGAGAATGTTCATCCATTAATCTAATTTTTTTCACTAAGTCAAGGTGTGCAGTGCTTGCAATCTCCCTATATTCGCCTCTATTATTTAACTTCCATTCCTGTATATCTTTTATTACATTACCGTCTATATCTATATATATCTTTGATTTATAATCACCATTTAACCAATTATACATAGTCTGTTCACTTATTTTTATATATCTACTAAAACCTTGTATATTAACCTCTTTGTTATATGTTTTACAAATTTGTTCGTATCTGTCTAAAATATAATCAATAAGTGGTGCATTATCAGAATCTATAATAGTTTTTCTGTTATATTTTAAAGTCACATTATCTGGCTTTAAAAATATGTGATCTCCAGCGTAAGACATGGCAGCTTCAAAAGTGTTCTGCGGCGTTTTTGATAAATCATCAATCTTGTATCTATTGCAAAAAGCCAATAAATAACTTTCTGTTTCTTCCTCAAAATTTTCTAGAATATCCTCTGTTGATCTCACCATGTCTCACCTCACTTTAACACGTTAATTTTCAAATAAAAAAAGAGAATGTCACCAGGTAAAGCTTATTCCCGGAAGGCTTCCGGGTGTTCGGGTACATTCTCTAAAATTCAAATTAAAAAATATTCTGTTTTCTTTGTTGCTGATACCTTAACACAGTTTTTAATATCTTGTCAAATTTAATTTTGCATAAAATAAAACCCTTTATTTTGTCACTAATTAATAAATAATATTTGTGGTATTATATTATAATCTTCATTTATATTTATATTATATATATTATTATACGGTACTGTATAGCATATCTTTTAATAAACTCTAGTCTTAGGAATCTATGGAGGGGT